GGCAACATCGAAACGGGCAACGTGACCATCAACAGTGAGTTGGTCCAAGCACCGGCATTCACCGACGGGTTTTTGAACATTGCACGCGGCAACATCGAAACGGGCAACGTGACCATCAACAGTGAGTTGGTCCAAGCACCGGCATTCACCGACGGGTTTTTGAACATTGCACGCGGCAACATCGAAACGGGCAACGTGACCATCAACAGTGAGTTGGTCCAAGCACCGGCATTCACCGACGGTTTTTTAAACATTACACGCGGCAACATCGAAACGGGCAACGTGACTATCAGTAGTGAGTTGGTCCAAGCACCGGCATTCACCGACGGGTTTTTAAACATTACACGCGGCAACATTGAAACGGGCAACGTGACTATCAGTAGTGAGTTGGTCCAAGCACCGGCATTCACTGACGGGGTTCTCAAGATTACACGCGGAGAATTACAAATACCACAGGAGAACGTCGTGTTGTATTTCGAGGACGGTAGTTTCAAGTACAGGTTACACGATAAAGTGTACCGTATTATGTCTACTGTTGAAGAAGTTTAGCTACCGACGTTACAAAGCTTTTTTTGGTCGTAGGTTTTGTCGCCATGACCGAATACGAATTAAAAAGGTCGAACGCCGTTTCGATGTTCAGATTATAATACGCAATAAACTTTACGAATTCGGTCTTGTCGTTGTAATACATGTGCTTGTACAGATCGTTGATATTCCCGTTATGTTGAAGGTTGACGACTGGGTTTTTGACCGTTTCGTCGAAACGCTGCCAATATTTGCGTTTTTGATAAAGCGCGGACCAGCGGGTCCACATCGTACCGAAACGCGGCGTGGTGTACCATTTGCACGACTGTAGACTTTCCACACGGGACAATTTATCAAACACGCTCGACAAGCACGCGTATACGCTCATTTGCAACGAATCGCTATTCACAAAGATAGCCTTGTGGTACATATCACCCATCGACATGGAGTTGGATATCTCGCACATCACGTCAATGTCCGTGTCTACTAACGCGTCTATGTAGTTTTCTTGGAATATAATCGGAAGAGTGCCCGAATCGCACATAAAGTACCGAAACTTTTTATCCAGTGATTCGTCGGGACGCAGTAACAACCGGTAGATGTCGTACATGTCCAGCCCCGCTTCCTTGTGACAATCGGAGATGGATATCATATGCAACGTGTTGAAAACCATCCGCGGTTCCTTGATGTTTTCGATATGTTGTTTGAGCCGAGGGTCGTATTCGATACGTTCCCGTTCCATAATATCTACGCATTTTGTAAAGAGTATTGTGGGAGACGGATACTCCAGCATGATAACCTTACATGTCGGTCTTAACGCGACGAGCTTGTTCGCCACAACGGAATTGCATATAAACACGATACGTATCGATTTCTCTCCAGAGTCCCATTTCGATATATCGGTGATACTCACACTCTCGCTCTTGGTCACGAGATGTTCCATTTCGTCAAACACGAATATCCCATGTTTGACGAAGCCTTTAACCCCTTGATAATATTTATTTAGATCGTTCTTTGTACGTTTGATAAACGAGTCATGTAAATAAATAGTCTTGTTGTACTTTTCACAAAACAGACGTACCAGTAAGGTTTTACCAGACCCGGTGGGTCCGAGGACAATCAAATGTTTTGTATCTTTACAAAACCATTCGTCCATCTCTTTGATTGGACCAGCATTTCCTAGAAAGTCCGACACACGGGTTGGGGAGTATCGTTGTGAAACGGTTTGATTGTCAATCACCGTTTGTCGTTTTTCAATACCGAAATACCCAAGAAGGTCCATTTATTACTTAAATCCTACAGTTACTTAAGTCCTTTGTTTTTATTTACCTTGAACGGAGAACGAATATCGGACTCACAAAGGAAAACGGTACACCCGCGAACGTGTGTCGTTCAAAGACGGCGTTTTCTTGGAACGACGTGTATCGGAACACGTGAACCGTGTCGTACACGAGCGTTACGTTTTGTAAATTTTCCATCTCGTTTAACGTGTCGGTCATGTCGTTGTCGTTCGAGTCGATCGACTGGATGAACTCAACCTCTTTCTGGATGTTCTTCAACCGCCCGGCACCGACACCCACCAACGTGTTCCGCTGTCCACACGACATGTACTGTCCCGCCGACGCACCCACCGTCACGTTGTCTTGCGAATGCACGGCGTTTTGAAGCGCGAGACCGCCGATCGTCACGTTATTTTCACCGCTGGATACATATTCAGACGCCGAATCACCGAGTAACGTGTTGTTCGATCCGAACTGGTTAGACTTTCCCGCGTAGGACCCGACCGTCACATTTCGCGTCGCGGACGTACTTTCGGACCCGGAGTGGGTTCCCACACACACGTTTCGATTTCCGGTCGTGTTCCGAAACCCCGCCTGGTGACCGACAAACGTGTTACTCGAACCGTTCATGTTAAGGTAGCCACAGTTGGACCCCACAAACACGTTGTGATGACCGAGGCTGTTGGTGATCCCTGTGTTTCGTCCGACAAAGACGTTGTCCGATCCAGACCGGTTCGATCGCCCCGATTCGCTCCCCAAAAATACGTTATTTATTCCGGTTTGGTTGGTGTACCCAGCCTGGTGCCCTATGAGGACGCTGTTGATGGTATTCACCGCGAGCGGAGACACGTCGGTCCCCATAAACACGTTTCGCCCACCTGACCGGATATTGGTGCCCGTATTGGCTCCAATAAACACGTTGTTTTCGGACTGTGTATTGTACCCGGCGCGATACCCGATCAACACGTTATTGTTCGTGTTACTGGAAGACCGCGCGGCTTCGTGTCCTAGAACGACCGCGGTGGAATTGTTATTCACGTTTAACGACCCCGCAAACTTTCCCACGAAAACATGCGTGTTTTGCAAACTGATATCGTCACTTATGATCGACGTCTGGTTGTTATTAAACCCGATGGATCGATTGATTGAGATGTCCATTTTATATTAACTTAAAGACGAATATAATAAACAAGGAGTAACCCCCCCCCCCATACCCAAAACTATGGAATCTCTAATTCGGTCCTACATCTCGAGTAAGAAACCCAATGTGGTGGAGAATCTGCTTCTCGACGTTCTTTCCGAAATTAGCACCAAGTACGATATCAACAAGAGGGAGCTTTTAGACACGTGTACGCGTTTCCTGGAGTCCAAATCATCCAAGAGTCGGTGTGAAGAAATCATGAAAACCGGTGCGCGGTGTGCGTGCCCGGTGGTACCAAACGAATCGTACTGTCGACGACATTTTACATCAGGCACCGCGGTGGAACGAACCCGATGTACCGGTATCACGAACAAAGGAGATCAGTGCTTGTCCGACGCGCTTCACGGTTCCAGCTACTGTAAACTACACGAGCGCAAGCGCCAAAACGACGCGCTACGGCTCCCGTGTGTTTATTACGACGAACACGACGACGACGAGCTCGACTTTTGTGGAAATACGGTGGTCATCGGGAAATGGACTTGTAAGAAACACGCACATCTCGAACGCAATCAAGCGAGTCTGTATCGTTACCCCAATTTACACGCGTACAAAAACAGACCCAGAGATGAACCTTCCAACAGTGTGTTGGAATCGCTATTGGAAGACTCACTTTAAGAACAAAAAACGTAGTTTTAAGAATCAAAGGAAAATGTCTTCGTCCCTTAAATTTGAGTTGAAAAATCTTACAAATAGTTATAAAGTAATAACAGATGTTATCAGCAAAAAGGTTGTCGGTTTGAAATTCAAAGAAGATGCCATACTTTTGAGGGTTTTGGAATATCATCCGATGAAACATATACCAAAAAAGAATATCGAATATTTAGTCGTACGTCTGAGACCACCTTATTATACACGCTCACTGTATTATAAACTTACGGATTCTATCGAAGATGATGTATCTTATAAGATGTGTTTGCAAGTATTATTTGGAAAATTTGATAAAAAGGAATCAGACAAGGAATCTATTATGACAGCGTTGAGATCTGAATGTAAATATGGAACACGAAAGACCTATTTTTTGACAAACACAATAAAAACTAACAATATTTATAGTGGTTACTGTTGCCTTTGTCGTAAAACAACCCCAAATATAACCGTGGACCATGTTGGAATTACATTCCGAAATATTTTAGATAGATTTTTAGAACATAAAACAGATGTAAAGTTGGAATCGTTTGAGATATATGAAAATCAAACTAATGAACTCAGATTAAAGGACGTACATTTAGCCAAGGAATGGCTTAACTTTCACGATACACTAGCAAATTACAGATTATTATGTAGTTCCTGTAATAGTCGTTGCGGTGGCCACGGCTACTCGTCTCAAAGATTTACACCTTAAGAACAACCTAGTTAAGAACAACCAAAGGAGTGATGGCGAGCGTCACTAGTGCGTTTTTTATGGAGCGAATCCTGTGCTACATAACAAGGGCCAAGAACAGTAGTCTTGGAGAAGTACCTACCGAACAAGTATCTATTTTCGACAGTGTCGGTCCTTTCGACGAAGGTGGTGGTGGTCCTTTTGAGGAGGATTCCGTCGAAACAGCCACACAAGTCACTATCGTGATCGATCCGTAAAAAAAAAGAAAAATTCCACTTTAAGAATACAATAGTTAACAAGACAAAAGAAAGGAATAATGGCTGGTATTTTTGCAAATATCGACAACACTATGACGAACGTCACTTTTGACAACCCTAATGTGTTGTTCGGTGAAGATCGTGAAATCACAATCATCGGTGCGTGTGTGGAGCGAAATTTGGTCTTCATGGGGTTCAAGAACATTGAAGGAGAGATTCTAAACACGACATTACCTAGCGAGCTTATCGAATCATCCGTGTTTGACGAACACCCACGAGGCCCCGTACTCGTCGTGAAGACACATGACGATGGGACGATATTCATGGAACCGTTTGAACTTTCTCTATCAAGCACAAAGTAACGGAGCAGCCATTGTCGCCAACGCGACCGAGCCGTAGTATCGAATTTGTTGGTCGCGATACACTTGACGAAGCGCTACCCGCTGCTCTTCCGTGTTTAAGAAATCCGCCATGTAGATACTTTTCGGGATTATCATGTAGAGACTTGCCGTGAGGGTCATGAACATAATCACACGCATCCATGGATTCATAGAACGCATGGTCCGTACGACGAGTATTGACACAAACAACGAGAAAAGATAAATGTGCAAACGCTCCTGTTGAATTTTTTGGTACATTTGTATTTGAAACGGACTCAGTAGCGTTTCAAACGAACCCGCGCTCTTTTTTCGCGGAATGGACGTCAAGATGGACCCGACGAGAAACCCAATCCCAATCGTTTGTAATTGACAGTTCATTTTAGATTTAATGTAAAACAAAAACAGATTACTTTTAACTATACTTTACATTTAATTTAGAAATCATATTTTGAAACATACGCGCCCAATCGTACTGGTTCAAATACCATTGAATAACGTTCGGTTTGTTTATTAATTCGAACTCTTTTATTCGAACGATGGTTACGTGATCCGACTCGGTTCCGCCGGTTGTTGTGTCTTCAACAAACACACTCAGATGATAACGCAAAGACGGGAAACGGGTTTCGAGTATCGTCGTGAGACGCTCGGTTTCCTCGTGTGTGGTGGAGTTATACGCTTTGATAATCATTACAAACACCACCGGTTCTGTTGTGGACTGTAAAAGCTCCATGAGCCGGGTGTACCGACGGGTATATTTATCTACGAAAAAATGACGGAACAAATCAGGTCGATCACCGTTGGGTGGTAAATCATGAACGCTACGCAACAAGTCAAAACGGGTGCACCGAAACGCTTTGTGTCCCTCGAAAAGGTCGTCTTCGAATTCGGTGTCCGTTTCGATCGCCTTTTTCAGGTCTGTTTCAGAACGAATACTAAACACTTCGGTGACGGTTTTTTGCGACGCGACAATCCAATCAAAAAATTGTGTCTCGACGTCATGGTGTAGTCCAAATTTGCGCAAGTAAAACGCGGGCAAGCACCCTTGACCGATACTTATAAATTTCATTTTCTACTTACATATGACACCTTAAAATAATCAGTCGTTCAGAAACGCAGTTTTTTGGTGTTTAAAACAAACGTTCGTCGTCTTGGAGTTCGAACGATGTCGTCAGTTGAGGGATCTGTGTAAAACGTTTTTGTCGGAGATTGGCACGGAGGGTGTCAATGAGCGCAAAGACGCCCGGGTTTTCACCGAGACTGTTAAAACTATGGATGAGACAAGACGTCATGGCGCCGGAGAATTTACGCATGCGGTTCACGTTAAACGCGTCTGCAGACGTTTGGTCATCCTTACATCCGGAAATAAGAATAATTTTGGCGTCACACGCCCTAGCGCGGTTCTCGATCGTCTTCTGTTTACCCACGTAACAGTACTTCAGGTCACCGATGGTACCGCTATGACAACAATCGGCGATGAAAATCACGCGCGTTTTGGGACTAAACTTTCGTAGACATTCTTTAATAAAATCATCCGGAACGACTCCCGCTCGCTTGAAATCGGACGGTACCAGGCACTCGTCGCGACCGTCCGATTCGTCTTTTTGGGCACCGATGTCGGGGATACCACAACCATGACCGCTGAAATGAATCCACGCGAGGTCGATCTTTTCGGACCACGAGCGACTGGCCAAGTTGTTAATCTCGGCGAGCATCCCGCGACCCGACGTGTGACGTCTACCGAGTGTGGTGTCGTCGGTGAACGAGCGAACGTCGTCAAACTGAAATGTATTTTTGAGGACCTGTTCCATGTTGCGTACATCGTTAATGCAACCACGCAGACGCGCGTCAGTGGTGTAGCTGTAGTTTAAGCCGAACAGTATAGCGTGTTTCATTATATAGTTTTAATTAAAGAAAATTTAATTTAAAGAAAATCGACATTGTTAAAACGAGAGACAGATTCAGAATGAACTCGCGTTTCCAACAAACGAACGCGGTCCCCTTTGCGGATGTGAAGGGAATTCAGTTCAGTATACCGAGCGCGGAAGACATCCGTAAACAGTCGGTCGTGCATGTGATTTCCACCGACCTTTACGACAAAAATGTACCAAAAGTGGGTGGTTTGTACGATCTCACGATGGGGACCACGGACAAGAGCTTGTTGTGTCAAACGTGTAAATCGTGTGTGGTCAATTGTTCGGGGCATTTCGGGCACATCGAACTCGCGTTCCCCATGTACAACATCTGCTACATCAAACAGGTGTACAAGATTTTACAGTGCGTATGCATGCGATGTTCTGACGTGCTACTCACGGACAGCTACAAGAACTTGTACACGGACATAAAACGTGTGCGATCAAACCTGCGTTTCAAACGAATTCATGAGATGATCAAGAGACAAGGCACGTGCCCCCATTGTCAATTCGAGCAACCGAAATGGACCATGGACTCTACCCGGATCGACTGTTTATTTCCGTCGGTTAACGAAACCCCGGCGTCTAACCCCGTGGTCTTGTTTACTTCCAAGATGGCTTTCAGTATTCTCCGTAAAGTGACGGACGCCAATTGTATTTTGATGGGATTTCACCCGGAGTACTCGCACCCGAAAAATATGATTTTCAAAGTCTTACCCGTGAGTCCACCGGTGGTACGTCCGTCCGTGATGATGGACCCGTCTATGCGAACCCAGGACGACTTGACCCACAAACTGATTGAGATTATCAAATCGAATCAACAGGTGGAGAAATGTCTGAATAACAAATCTCCGACGAACATCCTCGACGAGTACTTGAAGTTGCTACAGTTTCACATCACCACGCTCATCGACAACGATATTCCGGGACAACCACAAGCGACGCAACGCACCGGGCGTCCTATCAAATCGGTCTGTCAGCGTATCAAGAGTAAAGAAGGACGGGTTCGAGGGAATCTGATGGGAAAGCGTGTCGATTTTTCGGCACGCACGGTCATCACGGCGGAACCCAACATTCGTTTGGACGAGTTGGGGGTTCCCGAGAATATCGCCCGCAATCTGACGTTTTCGGAAACGGTCACCGCGTTTAACCGAGACGTTTTACAAAAATACGTCGACCACGGCCCCGACCCTCCGAATTTACACGACGTCGGCGCGAAGTTTGTCGTAAAAGGTCCTGTGGGGAAAGAGCAACGAAAGGATCTGCGTTTCGCGAAAGAGGTCCAACTCGAGATCGGAGACACGGTGGAGCGCCATCTGATGGACGGCGACTATGTGGTGTTTAACCGACAACCCACGTTACATCGTATGTCGATGATGGGACACCGTGTCAAGGTTATGAAGGGAAAAACGTTTCGACTCAATTTGAGTGTATGTTCCGCGTATAACGCGGACTTTGACGGTGACGAAATGAATTTATTTTTACCGTGTACGCACGATGCACGAGCGGAAGTCAAAGAACTGATGATGGTCTCGAAGAACATCGTATCACCCCAAGCGAATCGCCCGGTGATGGGTATCGTGCAGGACGCGCTGCTCGCGAGCAGCAAGTTGACGCGCCGAGACGTGTTTGTCACGAAAGACCGAATCATGAATATCATGTACCGCGTAGGAATTGCGGATTTTAGGAAAATACCCGTTCCGTGTATACTGAAACCCGTGCCTTTGTGGTCCGGAAAGCAAGTGTTTTCTCTGGTAATGCCTAAAAAACGATACCTCGCGTTGTGTCGCAACACAGGGGCGCACGAGGACATTGACGACCCGACACAGTATTCGCACTGTTTCGCAGACACGGAAGTGATAATCTGTGACGGCGAGCTGTTGTCCGGCATTTTGTGCAAAAAGTCTTTGGGAACGTCGAGTGGAGGTATCGTTCACAAAATATGGACGGAAGGTTCACCCGAGGACGCGTGTGATTTTATTAGTAACGTACAGTTCTTGTGTAACACGTGGCTTGAGGAAAACGGGTTTTCGGTGGGTATATCAGACTGTGTGTTTGACCAAACGGAACGGGTCGGAGCGATCGTGTCGGAGTGTATCCGAGAAGCGCACCAAGTGATTGAGAGCAACAAGAACGCGGACCCGTTGAGTTACGAGCCCAAGATCAACAACATTCTGAACAAGGCGCGTGATACGTCGGGGCGGTTCGTCCAGAAGCAAATCACGAACGCGAACAATTTGTACAGCATGGTGTCCGGAGGGTCGAAAGGGTCGGTAATCAACATCGCGCAAATCATGGCGTGCGTGGGCCAACAGAACGTGAACGGCCAACGTATCAAGCACACGTACGAACACCGCACACTACCACACTTCAAAAAACACGACAACTCGCCGGAAAGCCGAGGGTTCATCCAACACTCGTACATGCAAGGGTTGAAACCGAACGAGTTTTTCTTTCACGCGATGGGTGGGCGAGAAGGTGTGATTGACACAGCCATCAAAACGAGTGATAGCGGATACACACAGCGTCGTCTGGTCAAAGCGATGGAGGACGTCACGGTCATGTTCGACGGCACCGTGCGGAACAGCCTGGGTGACATTTTGCAGTTCAAATACGGCGAGGACGGAATGGACGGGTCCCGGGTCATTCAACAAGGATTCCGCGGAAACTCCGTCTGGTTGCCTTTGGACGTCAAGGAGAGTGTGGAACACGCGGACCACGTGTTTGGTGTGTTTGACCGACCGAACCCCGATCTCACCCCCCTGTTCAACGAGGTCCTCAAAGCGTCGAACGTGTCCGCAAAGGACCCGTACATCGTACGTCGACACAACGCGGCGTTAATCACACCGGGCGAGATGGTGGGTGTGATCGCGGCACAATCACTGGGACAGCCCATCACACAGCTCGTACTGAACACGTTTCACGCGGCCGGTATCAGCGCGATGAACGTGACGCTCGGTGTTCCGCGTCTGAAAGAGCTCATGAACGTGTCGAAGAACATTCGCAGTCCGTCCATGCGAATCATGCCGCTCGTGGACACGCTCAAAGACGAGCTATGCGGTGTGTTCTTACAGCGTTTCATCAAGTACGCCAAGACTGTACAAAACCACCCGAGTCCGGCGTACGAACAAGAGTACGTCGACCTGATGGACATAGACGGTATGTACTTGTCCATCGAACAGACGGAATGGGCGATACTGTACGAGATGGACACCGATCGGATCGACGAGAGCGAGCTCGACATAATCGACATCACCACATGGATCAACAAGTCCTTCAATTACGTGTGGTGTTCGTCGAGTCGCGACCAGATATTGGTTCGTTTGTTTCCGGCGAACAACGGACACGACAATCCTCACAAGATTAAGCAGTTGTCGCACAAGATCTCCACGGACACCACGATACAAGGGTTTCGTACCATCACCGACTGTGTACGAAACGGCGAGTACATCGAGACGAACGGTATCGACCTCGTGAACATCCTCGCAGACCACGAGCGCGTCGACCCGTATCGCACAAGGTGTAACGACGTGATAAACGTCTTTAACGTGTTGGGTATCGAAGCCGCGCGACAGGTGCTCGTCGACGAGCTCAAGAAGGTGATCGAATTCGACGGCACGTACGTGGACTATAGACATGTCGCGCTGTTGGTCGACACGATGACATACAAAGGGTCTTTGATGGCAATCACGCGCCACGGGATAAACCGAACAGAGACGGGTGTGTTGATGCGTTGCTCGTTCGAGGAGACTGTGAACGTCCTCACCGACGCGGCTATTTTCGCGGAAGTCGATCACATCAAAGGCGTTACGGAGCACATTATCATGGGGAAAACCGCAAAAATAGGCACCGGGTCAATGGACGTGTTGGTGGACGTGGATAAATTTCTGAAATTACAAAAAGAGGCTTACGAAATCGAGTCCTATTATCCTCCTTCTTCTTGGCGACCCTCGAGCCCTCGTTCGTCGTGTCCCCTGACGGAAAATCAACAGTCCTATTTCCCAGACAAAAATTAACTTAAAGAAAACATACATGTACTAGTAAGAACAAGAACACGAATACAAACACAACAACAAACACATCATGAATACACCGACTACTTTCAACGAATTGATGACGGTCATCTCCGGACAAGTATCGTCCTATCTTAACGAACGTGTCGCGGGTGTGGTCTCTTTGTTGTGTGATAAATACGACCTCTCGTATGACGAAGTTATACATGCTATTCCAGAAACAACAAACCTTACTTGTCCGATCATGACGAAAAAGTACAAAAAGAAAATCAAGTTTGCACAACTACAGGAAACCCTTGTGGTTGAACGTGCTGCTGCAGCTATGGCGAATGAACCAGAGCCGGAATTCCCTATCACTCTGTTGGTGGCGAGTGAACCAGAACCAGAACCTGAATTCCCTATCGCTCTGCTGGTGGTGAGTGAACCAGAACCTGTCTCCGTGGTGGAACCAGAACCAGAACTTGTCTCCGTGGTGGAACCAGAACCAGAACTTGTCTCCGTGGTGGAACCAGAACCAGAACCAGAACCAGAGCCTGTTCTGATCAGACCCAAGAAGCGCCCTTCGAGGAGACCGGTCAAACAACCCGTGGTTGAACCAGAACCAGAACCAGAACCTGTCCCTGTGGCGGAACCAGAACCAGTCCCTGTGGTTGAACCAGAACAAGAACCAGAACCAGTCCCCGTGGTTGAACCTGTCCTGACCAAACCCAAGAAGCGCCCCGCCTCGAAGAGACCGGTCAAACAACCCGTGGATGAACCAGAACCAGTCCCTGTCCCTGTCCTTGTGAGTGAACCAGAACCAGTCCCGCCGGTGGTGATTGCAGTCCCTGTCGCAGTGGTTGAGGTGGTGGCTGACGAAGAGCCCATTCAACAGGTCAAACCCAAGAGGAAGCGCCCCGCCGCCTCGAAGAGACCGGTCAAACAACCCGTGGAAACCGAACCAGAACCAAAACCCGAACCAGAAGTCCCTGTCGCAGCTGTTGTGATGGAACCCGAACCAGAAGTCCCTGTCGCAGTGGTTGAGGCGGTGGCTGACGAAGAGCCCATTCAACAGGTCAAACCCAAGAGGAAGCGCCCCGCTAAGAAATCGGTCAAAAAACCGGTCGAAATCCCTGTTGCCGCGCCGGAACCAGAAGAAGAAGAAGAAGTCCCTTCTGTGGTGGTCTCTGCACTTCTTGTGGCGGAACCAGAACCAGAACCAGTAGTCCCTGTTGCAGTAGTGGTGGCGCAGATCAAACCCAAGAAGCGCCCTTCGAAGCGACCGGTGGAAACAGAAGAAGCGGTGGTCCCTAATGTAGCTCAGATCAAACCCAAGAAGCGCCCCGCGAAGATCGCCCCACAACAACAACATCAAGGAGAGTCTTCGTCTTCTTCCAACCAAGCAGGCAAAAAAGATATCCAGATATCCGATTTGCCTTCCGACGAAGCTTCGTGGTTCAACGACATGCTCAACAAGCTCGGAACGTCCGGAAGTTTGTTGAGCGCGGCGGACCCCCCCCCTGAAATCAAAAAGTCGTTTTTCCCAGCTCACCAGCAGCAGCACCCCGCGCTCCCACCAGATTGTGACGTGTACTCGGACGACGGTATCATTGACGATTACCAGGACGACGACGAGAAAAACTATGACAAATATATCTTGGAAGAATAGAAATTTAAAGGAAACAACAACAACAACAACAAACAAAACGCGATGGCAGTGTGTTACGACAAGTCTTGTGACGAAGTTGATAGTATTAAGTACAAGCAAGTCATATGTATAAGAAGAAGCGAAACCATCAACACCAATTATGAACCCTACAGTAACGTGGACCACGTCACAAGTTCCGTTGGGAGTTGTGCTGAATCGACGCTCACGCGAATGGTTCGAGTTGAACGAGTGTCTGCGTTACATGACGAAAGTAGAGTGTCAAGTAGAGTCTAGTACTAGTCTATACGACAAATCGGAATATAAAGCAAGTGTTTTTTCAGATCCGTTCACCAACAAAACAACCACCTATTCTATAAACGGAACTATCTTGTATCGGAACGGGGTAAAATTGTCAACGGTATTCTTACCTGTATTATCCGTGTTATTTGCATTGAGTCACGTGGCGTGTTTAGTTAGCAATGCGTCTCATACGTACATATATGACACCTCAACGCGTAGTTATTCATTTCCATTCAAAAGTATCGTACACGTTCGTTTTTTATACAACCTAAACAAATGCGTCTTGACCAATTCACAACACTCGTTTGTTGTCATAGGACCTGACGACTACACTGCGGATACTATGGACGATCTTGTGTTATTTTCACCGAGTGGATCGTGTGTGTGTTTTACAGAATCACAAGAATTTGTCATTTATGAGAGTGGTCGATGTATAGTTCTCGCGGAAACATTAACGCCCTATCGCATCAACCCATTAACACGGATCTATGAATCCGCGAGACATATTCTTTACAATCAGGACAAAAAAAAAATAGTCGTGAATAATGAAACCATTTTAAGCATGTTTCAAGAGCATGGATGAGATGTCTTTGACAGCCTCTACGAGAATCGATACCACCTTACTGTAATCCACTGCCAAATACCCGTCCGAACGTTTATGTACCAAGGACGGAAAATGCCGAGCCACATCTTGTGCAATAAACCCATAATTATGGTTGCCTTTATCGTTTTTCCAATCAAATGTGACACCTTGTAACATATTCACCAATTTCAAAGGGTCTTCTATGGGTTTGATGTTTTTCTTCAGGTTCTTATCGGACGGCGCGTAGTATTCAAACGCGCTAGCCCGTCCCGTACCATCGACCGAAAATATAGTGTCAAGGGACTCGTTACGAACTTGAAACGTATCATGTACGGTACTCCCGTTTAGATTCAGAGAAATGGTGGAGTTGTTGTCGTAAGGGAACAAGTTTGAAGTCAAAAACTCGTTTGTGGAGATACGACCACCGGTGATGTTTACGTTAGTGTGATCTTGCATGGACATGGTACCCAGTTGTGGGGTCAACCCGAACGACACAAATGTGATGGGTGTTTTGTCCAGGACGAACAAAGACTCGTTAAGAACGTTAATGGTACATGTGAACGACACACCCACGTTCTGAACACCTTTACCGTTGCCTGCGAAACCGGACGGACTTACGATGACTGCCGAATGTTGCATAGCATCGAACGTATTGAAATCGTCCATACGGTAACACTTGGAAAAGCGACCGAAGGATACGTGTTGAATTCCGCTAATCTTAAAAACACCGTTATACTGTTGATCGACACTATTTTTTATCAAAACAATATCCCCGATTTCAATCGATACTCCGTCTAACGTGTTAGCGCCGCTATTGGAAAATAGCGAATATACTTGTCGTGTCTCTACCGAAACAAACAAGGGTTCCATGGTGATGGAATCATGATTGGTTGAACTAAGAGTAACGAAATAGGTGGACGTTCGACCGATACTGTACACGTTTGTGGTGACTACGGTATTTGTTGGCTGCGGATTCACGTAGATTGTTGTCGTCGCTCTTGAAACCGGTTCTTCTGGTTCTCGGGTCATGACAAAGGGATCTTGTTCTCGGGTCATTGTTGTGCTGCTGAAAGGTTCGGGTTCGGGAGAAAGAGGCGTTTGTTGTGGTTGTTGTGGTTGTTGTGGTTGTTGTGGTTGTTGTGGTTGTGGTTGTGGTTGTTGTGGTTGTTGTGGTTGTTGTGGTTGTTGTGGTTGTTGTGGTTGTGGTTGTGGTTGTGGTTGTGGTTGTGGTTGTGGTTGTGGTTGTGGTTGTGGTTGTGGTTGTGGTTGTGGTTGTGGTTGTTGTGGTTGTGGTTGTTGTGGTTGTTGTGGTTGTTGTGGTTGTTGTGGTTGTTGTGGTTGTTGTGGTTGTTGTTGTGGTTGTGGTTGTGGTTGTGGTTGTGGTTGTTGTGGTTTAATTTTTTGTTGGACCTGTACGTACAATTCTTTAATGGCCTCAGTTAGAATTGGAATTACTTTAGTGTAATCGACGGTAAGATGACCATTGAGCGTTTCCGACACGACTTCGGGTAATGTCTGTTGGATCTCTTGTGCAATAAATCCATAAGACGCACCTCGTTTATTTTTGTTATCATCCTTCCATTCGAATGTTTTTCCTTCAAGTTTGGTTACGATGTCTAGTGGGTTTTGTATATCGTGTATGTTCTTCTTGAGAGAACGATCGGACATTTGTGAGAATTGGAACGCGGACACATGCCCTTGTTCGTCCACACTAAACACGGCGCCTTTTTGAGTCTGTCCCGGAACTATCGAAGTAATCTCAAAGTACTTTTCGGGCGGGATGTGTATCGTAAAAGTGGACTCCGTGGCTTGAATGGTCGACGTGTGGAGTTGGTCCACTGTGATGGACCCCCTAGAAATGAGTACATTGTTATGATCCTGGTATGCCATCGAACCGTGTGTATTGTCTTGAACGATGAACGGGACAATCACGATATTGTCTCTATTTATTACAAAACCGTGGTCCAACACGGACGGATTGGACACGATGTAGCTATTCCCGCTCGCGATTGCGTTTGAAGAGCTGCTTTTTACATAGATAAACGCGCCGATACATGCATTCGCGGACACAAAATCAACCGCGCGGTCGAGGACTGTCGACGTTCCTGACGTTCCGGTGAGTTCGATGACACGGAAGACACCGTTATACACGGTATCGACAAGTCCAGTGGCGTTGTTCATAATAGGACTGTTCAACAACACCCGGTCACCGATTTTTAAATCGGTACGGTCAATCTTATTGTCGATTAACCCGGTCAACGTGATTCTATTGGGATTGACGGGGTCGACACTATACTGGTACCCGTTGGTGTCGGTCGTCGCTACATCGACGAACGTTTTTAGGTTGTCAACGTTGTAATTGTACACGTTTATATTAGACTCCACAGTGTAGTTCAGTTGAACGTTTCCGTCTGCGGTAAAAAAGTCTGACTTTTTTATGTAAATTTCACTTGCGCTTAATTTTGTAAGCAGATGTGACACATCGACATTACCACTACTACTTCCGCCTGTATTTCCTCCATAATCGCGTACTTCTTCTTTCGTGTAATAATTCTCTCGAATATAGTCCAAGTAAACGATATTACCCGTGTTTACCAAGTCAGGTACGTTATGTAGAATATAATTCGACACGTAGTCTTCTAGTCTAAGATAAAACGGTTGCATCGGATAATCGAACAACCGACTCGATTCGATATTTAAACGAGTTAAATCGGGAATATAGTTTTGCTGAGTGTAGTCTTGAAGGATCCCATCTAATACGTTTGAGGTAATCAGACGGGACGTGTCCTGATCTATCGTCATTGCGTAGATAACTTCAGAGACGTCTGTCGTCATGTTACCGTTCTCCCTGTACTCATCGAGGACTTGTGTAATCTTTTCAGTTTGTACGTCCGGTAGCGTAATGTTAAGTAACGCGTCTTCTATCAGATTGACGAGAGTCGTATTATTGATTTGCACGTCATGGGTGAGATAATTCAACAAATAATCACTCATCTGTTTTTTGGAAACCAGTTCATTATCGGAGAGGTTCGTGTACGGTCTGGTCGTGGTTACCTCTACGCCGTCCGTTTGAATAGATCCATTCACGGACAATCCGCTCTTCACTAGTATAGGTGCGTCGTGTGTGTGTTCTATAGTATCGATACGAAGGTCCTTTGTGTGCACGAACGACGGTCCTATTAACGTTTCGGAAAAAGACCCATCCACACGAATGCTAAGGTGTGTATTTTCATTGTGGTCCCATACCGGTTTGATTCGCAACGAATTTTGTGTAATATGGGCAAACTCCAAATGGTCTGGTGTCAAAAACACATCTCTTTCGTAAACGTCTTGGTAGTCGAGACTTCCCATTCTAAAATGTTTAGGATATACTTTTTCACGTTAAATTACGCGTTCGTTGATCGAGTTCTTTAATTGCCTCAATAAGGAAGGGTATAATCTCTAAATATGAAATGTCGTAATAACCGTCATCACCTGTTTCCACCACATTCGGAATAACACGAGCCACGTCTTGTGCCAAGAGCCCGTACGACTCTGTTTTCCCCCCTCGCATGCGGTACGACTTTCCGGACAATCGAGAAATCACATCGAGTGCGTCATGTAGCTCTTTAATGTCCGTTTTTAACCGAGCGTCCGACCGACCGCGTATCTTGTCGGCACACACATGACCATACACGTCGAGTACCGGAAAATTATTGTCGGTTCGAGACAACCGTACCGTTTCGTTAGAATGAATCAATACCGCTTCGGCGTGTAATTTTTCCACAGTCGATGTAGTCGATCGTTGCTCGGTCTCCACAAACATGAGTTGTTTGACAATGGGCATTTTTGTTTAATGGTGAGATTGTTTTAAACGCCATTTGACCCCACGTTTACCGGTTTGGTCGTTTCACGTCCCAACGGATCGGTAAAAATCAAGTAAAGTGTGGTATTTTCTTCGAGCCCGATCCATTGAAACCACACCTTGTTCGTATATTTTGTAAATCCGTTATACACCGGCTTTTCCGTGTACTCGATTCGTGCGCGTATAGAGTACGGAATGTCAAACGTGGTTTCTATACTATGGATCCACAACGCGACGTCGTTTGTACCGACGTGATCGAGTTCCACGTGAATGTCCTCCGCGGACAATTGGACCGACGGAACAATGAGCGAATTGGAAGAAACGTACTCGTGTTCGAACAAGTCAAATGCGAATCGCACCTCCACGTCTTGGTTGATGGTTTCGGGGACCGTCCAATCGAATTTCCAGTTATTCTGCAAACCTTCCACCGAACGTTCTACCACTAAAGGCCAGAATTCTTCGGTTTCTTTATTCACCGCCTTGAGTCCCGTAAAGTAGTACGCGTTCACCGCGGTCGTCGTTTTAAACGTCGCGCGAATAACGTCGCCTTTCTTTGCGTAAGTCGACGGTGCAATCACAAAGTCGTAGACCAGGTTGGTGTCCGCCTTGCGAGAGTACACGATGTGTGTCGACACTTGCATGGTGTTGTACGAGTTGACAGCCTTGAGTAGCGCGGACTTGATGATCAACGTATACGGGTCCGTGCTCGCGGAGATCCGAATCATCGGTGTGTTTGCGGAGTAAATGATATTGTCCCCGTGTATGGTGTAATGGATGACACCGTACCCGATTGTGTCGAATTGGGAGGACTCCACCGGTAACCGCACACGAATCGTGTCCACTTCGTCCATTTCTATTTGTATGTTGATGTTCGTAAACAACTCGACCCGATCACCAAGGATCGTCCATTGGTGCTTCGCTAAATGGTTTCGTTCGGTGTACGTTTCGGAGTACCACATCGAGGACATACGGGCTGGGGTGAGCATGGTCGGTTGAAGTCGTGCGAAATATCGAAGCGTAATGTCAAACTGGAGTCGGGTAAAGTCGTCACGGAGAAGCGGACAAAACACGTTGAGCGTCGTCGGTGTGTCTCGTTGAATGTACGAATGACATGTTGTAGACTCGTACAAATACTCACCCGTGGTTTCGTCGTAATTGGAGTTTACGAGTACCATGATCGGACACAACGGCATGGTTTCGTCCATGGCCACCGGAAGGTCCACAGTGAACCGATCTCGCATGCGGTCGTTTTGTTGGATATGAATCTCAAAGTGCATGTTCCCGTGCACGACCGAGTCTTCCACTTTTCCATAAAATACAGGACTCTCGACCGTGTAGAGTACTCCACCACCGGGGATATGAACGTGTTGGTCGAGATGGTTCCACGCAATTTCGTTGGCGGTTTGGTACACATACAAATCTTGGTTCAACGTGCTTTCGAGCGTGTCTTTCAGGTGATTTAAGTCGTTTTTCAGAGTGATATAATCGTTCACTAATTGATTCTTGAGCGTCTTGATGTCCTCGATTTCCCTAATTACATCGATATCACACACCTGTAAAGTGTGTACACCTCGTAGGATTTGGGCGTCCAACACAGAAAACGAGGCGTCGGTGAGTAAATGTCCCGATCTGCGCGGAGTTTCTACCGCCAGGGCAAGGTACGGTGACATCAGCGGGAAATAACCACCACTTCTTTGGGCATCCGCCTCCGTCGGTATTTCTAGTTGTGATTCTCTTACTTCTTCTTCTTCTTCTTGTTTTTCTTTTTGTTCCAATAGGTTGATACCGATGCTCGACAACTGTGTCAACAGTTGGGTACGCGTTTTTGCAGATATTCCATGTCGTTCAGCCTCGTGTCGTAGCGTAGACGTCGGACAGTTACGTATCGCTACATACATTATCTGGTGTTTAGAGGGGTTGGTTTTAATTTAACCCGAACAATTTTTTGTTTTGAGGTTTTTTTGTACGGAATTTTCAATAAATTTTTATTCCAGTTGTAAAAACAAGACGGACGCGTTGCGGAGAATGTCATCCACATTTTTCCACGTCGTCGCGACATCGTCGTCGACCAAAACCCATTCTTGTGTACACTCTTGTAAATACCCGGCGTTGTAATGAGCCGACGATTCGTTGTTTAATTGAGGGATGTATCGACAAACGGCAAACACCGTATAGATATTCATACCAAGTCTGAATTTCGTTTGATTTATTACCATGGTAGGACGCGCGCGGATAATAAGCGTTTGTGGGTAATGCGAAACGGACACGTACTCGCTGCATGTGTCTGTTTGATGACATCGATCACATCGATAACCGGGAAGCGCGTGTTTTCCAAGACCCTCGAACGTATCGTAGAGCCCGTACGCACACTCGTAATTGAGAATCACATGATTACAATTCTGACATCGGATGCTATTCTCAAATTGAATTTTGTATATTTCGTCCACGACCGAGTACCGTTCGCCCCATGAACGACGCCCTTCAAGCGAACCGACATACAGTGTGTTGGGTATCGGCGTCATAAATGTATAAAGATAATCGAGTATGACGAGCACCGCCTCGTGCGCGTCGTTTTGTTCCATATTGTCGAAAGGTTTGTAGAACCTTCGAATTTTTTTGTAAAGTTCGTCCGGGTCACATACGACCCCACCGCGTACGCGAGTGTGTATCTTGTAAAATAAAATAGCCTCGGTATTGGTTTGTCCGATACTTTGTTGTACGAATCGATCCAGGGAGTCCGTTCGTATAATACATTGAAGCGCCGCGCCCAAATAACATGTGTTTCCTTTGTTGAGTATCATAGTTTTTCACAGATTTTACAGTTTTATTATTCGGACGCTTTGGACTTGGTCCCTTAATAACTGTTGTTCAAGTGTCTTTAAGTTGAATTTTCTCATGTCGTCTATATTCGGACACACATGAATTTCACAAGACAAACATCGTGTACAAAAGTCATGGACACACCATTTACACGGCAACATGATGGGATTTTTACGCTTACAATGAGTACACTTGGGCATTGTTTTTATTAAATTATATTTTATTCTATAAGATAAAAACAGTCATTGTATACACACGGAACCGTGTCGATTGGGTTGTTTTGTTGTAGTTGTAAATTAGTGCCCGTTGTTGAACCCGAGTTGGTCCCTGAAGAACCCGGTGCGTTTTCAGACTTCTCGGGGTCGGGCTTCTTGGTCTTTTTGGATAAACTGACCATCACACAAACCCCGAGTAGTAGTAACAGTACACCGACACCGACAATCAGTAAATTTTTTTTATTCATTGTATATACTATAAGATGTACAAGTTTTTTAGTAGGATACAGTTGCTACACCCCAAATAAAGAGTACTTTGTGTTTAAAATGAGTACACCCGGTGGCGAGATCCTGGTGGATCAGAACGATTTTGCTAGTGTGATTAACGGACTCAAGCCGAAGAGCGTCAAGGGTACGTTTACGACCGACGATCTCTCGGAGCTCGTGCGGGAGCTCAAAGGTTTATGGGTGGCCAATTATACAGGGATGTACAACAGATCTTGTAGCACCGCCAGTCAAAAAGCATCGCGACAATGCATAGAAATGAACGACGTGCTTTCCCTCGTTCACGAGACCAATGAGGTCAAATATCAAGGGAAACCCGTGACGTCCAAAGAAGAATGGCTCAACGCGATTATTGATACCGGTTTCAAGATGTTTCCCGGATCCAAGCCTACTCAATACGAAAAAGTTGACAATCAGGTTATTAGAGCGGTAACGGATAAGAAGTCGGTTGCTGTCGTGTTAGGCACCGGGCAAAATATTAACCGTTGAAATTTCATTCGAATAAAGCAATCGGATCAGATTTAAGCTTTTTGTGCGACCAATACGATGGGCGCGGCCGGCGATTTGAGCTTCGAGTTCCGCGTGCATCTTTTGAAACAAAATCACGTCGGTCGCACGCGTGAAATTAAGACCACATCCGTGTACCGTCGCGTTGGCAACCAGAACACGCACCTGTCCGTCCTCGAACATGTCCACCGTTTTTTGAATTTTACCGGTGAGCGCGCGGTACGGAATACCGTGCGCGTCGAGCACCTGTTGTAGTTTTTTCAGGGTATTGTCGTTGTACATAAACACCAGAATGTGCGCGTCTTCCGTGGTAGTAAGCTTATCTTTCAAGAGCCGGACGAGTCGTTCGTACTTTTGGCTTTGGCTTTGACTGGTTCCACCACCTCCGGCTGCTGAAGAAGAAACTTTCGAAATAGTTTTCACAATCGAAAAATGACCCCGACACAAAGGGCACGTCTTGTTTTCGAGGGTTTCACACAAGGTTTCAAACAAGCGTTTCACACAAGGTGTGCAAAAAGTATTCATACAACAGGTGAACACACACTGCTCGATACCGCATTCGTAACAAATGGGACATGGCGAGCTCGGTGCTTGGTCCAACAACATATCAACCTGTTCGTGAATCCGTCTCAATTTAGACTCGAGACACTCAATCTTTCGTTGCGTTTTGTCTATTTTAAGCAGGGTCAACTGGTTATCTTCCACGCGACGTTCCAGGTTACGAAGGTATTGGGTTTTCATGTGTAAATTGTTTATTTCGATGGCGATGCTTTTACACACGTGTGACACGAGATTCTCCTTGGTATCGACGGAACACCCGTAATGATCCAACACACCCCGCACATCATCCCCGTTCAACAATTGCGCGACGTCTTCCGAAACGGCGTGGTCGAGTATCATGAGATACACCGGGTCGTCGCAATGAATTACACTGACCGTTATAGGAGGGAGTTTCAACAACGCGTCGATGTACTTGTTGTTCATTTTGACGATTATCCTCGATAATATACAGTTCGCACTTTCGGACTGTAACCTTTTGAATGTGTTTTTAATGTATCCGTTACGCGCGATACCGTTAGTCACCACCCGAGTGAGCGAAGGTCGATCGCCTGTCCCGGATACTTCGTATTTCCAGAAATGACCGTCACAAAACAGCAAATTATTCAGGGAGGAACTCACAAACCACACGAACCGACTCATGGGTTTCACACACGACGGAATGTTGATGGAGTCGGATTCGTCAAAGATGACGCGACTCCAGGTCCACGGACACGACTTGATCAGCATATTGTAATGCGTCGCAGCGCACAGTACGATGTCTTTACTTTCGAGGTCTCCCCATACGAACGGGAACATTTGTTTCTTCACCACCACGAACGACAGGTCGGTGTACTCTTGTACGTACTTTTGCCACGTCGCAATCATATGACACGGTACCACAATGAGATTTCCGCCGATGATACGCATGTCCCGTCGTTCGTCGAGGACGTACGCGGACTCTCCGAAATGATAAGTCACGAACGGTTGGACCTCGAGGCGCACTTGGGTGGCAATCAGACCGAGCACGCATAACGACTTACCGCTACCGATTTTATTGGAAAGAATACCAATCTCGGCGACCAACATATGGTCGTCCAATTCCACACGGTTATTCTCGAGATTCCGCATCGCACGAATCGATTGCAGTTGGTGTGTCATGAGATCCATGTTCTGGATACGCGCGGGTTGCGCCTCGAACGACGCGTCCTCTTCGACCGTTCCTTTTTCATTAATATCTAATCGTATTCGATTCTTATCATGCATATTTTTCTCAATTCTTAGTTTAATTTATTCTTAATATTATAGAATAAAATAACCGGCATTCTGTAAGATTCACTCTCGTACCCTTTACAACCGCACTCGTTAAAACATTTCACCTGAACCGTCATCGGGGGTGTGATGCGAATTTTAAAGTACACATGATTGCTGGTGTGTTCACGGTCGACATTCATACAGAAACGGCTTTTGACCAACAGTGTCATGTATCCTTTACCGGCTTTGAGCTGCGACACGGATACGTTTTTATAATTGGGGTGAATAAACCCAAAGTCTGTTTCTGTTTGTCCTTGACCCGTGGTGTTGACGGAACGCGGGACGACGAGTGCTTTTGTTGTCTTCGTGGTGCTTTTCAAGTTCGTTGTATGGATTGTGGCGAGTAACAAGTCGTCGTACGTCAACTGCGGTTCAGGGTTTAGGACCACATGACCGTTTCTAATATAGGCGTACGGATAATACTCGCGTCCCACATTCGCCTTTTTCTTGGACCCGATCATACGCAATCCGGTACGATAGACCGACTTGTCAAAGTCGTCGTTGAATAACTTGGAGGTTTTCTCAATAGCCTCTTCCGGAGAGTTCACCACGATGTCGTGAAATATGATATGTGCGGCGTCGCGTTCGAACCACGGAACACATACAATACAGTTTTCGTGGGTTTTTTCTACAAGTGTATTGATAAGTTTTTCTTCAAACCCAGGTGGTTGATGGTCCAAATCGATGTACCACTTGCTTGGATACGAAACCTTTTCGACCAAATGGGCCCCGAGTGTTTTGTAATTCTTGGAGTACATGCGAAGGAACAAGTCGACTTTATCAATCTTAAATTTACCTCCGACGAGACTCAAGTGAGTGGCGTCGGACGCGCGGTCACACGAAGAGCTACGGAGTAAACGCTCCATCTTTTTAAAGTATGTATATGTGTGTCTGGTTTTACTGGTTTTTACTTTCTTACACATTGGTGCTTTAAGTGAATTTTGATATCCGAACCACAGCTTTCAAACGGATCCCACCATTCAACGGTTGTGTACACCCGTCTTTCGTGTGGATTTGGCGTGCGTGTACTTTGTTTTTTTCCGGGCATTTCGCACGGAACCGTGAATAATAAGTGACCATCTGTTTGAAACCGTACTTGGTATTTGGGTACATCATTTCCTTATTCGTTTGACACTTCCGCACGTAATTGTGGAGCTTGAACAGCCACATGGAGAGAGACTCCCGTGACCGGAACACGTCGTTTGTCAATCGGAGCGTTTTGTGTCGTGTAATCGTGCGATGATAGTTGTCGCGGCAACTTCCACACGGCAACACGCCACCGAGATTTTTGAAAAAAAGCTTGTACACACGTTTTTGTTTATTTTGATAATTGAGCGCGATGCAATGTAAAAAAAGCCACGCGGCCGGGCCCCATACAGTGGTCTGAAACCCTTGGGTGTTATTGAGCATTAATATACGTATAGATAATGTTTTCTACCGCGGTTTTTATATCTCCTGGGGTTTTGGACGCGTCAATGACATACACGGTGACGTTCATCTCCTTGAGAATCTCCGTCGCGAGACGTTCGTATTCCACATGAATAATGCGAATATAGTCCAACGACACGCCGTTTTCACAGTCACGTGAGCGTTGCTGGATGCGTTCGAAGCACATCTCTGGCGTTGTGCGGAGGTAGATGTAAACATCGGGGACCCATCCAATGCGATGGACGAAATCGCTAAAGAGGTTGTATTCCATGTAGGACATAATCTCACTGTGCACGAGACCTTTAGCAAACACGTACAACGAGTCCATCGGGCTCCTCTCCGAAACAAACGAGTCTCCGTAGTCGATAAAGTCGTACATGATTTTCATTTGAAACGAGAAACAAAAGCGTTTCATGTCCGAATAGAACAGGTCCAGCCACGACCCCCACTTTTCAATCGGTTCTGGTTTCACATTGAACGCTGGGTTCAACGACCGAATCAACGTAGTCTTACCACACCCAATGTTACCACCTATAGTGATCTTCATTACTTTTTAGTCTCTTTTAGTTGTCCTCTTTAAGTGAGTTTATATATTTGATGTACGCGAGTCGCGCAATTACGAGCTCAAGAGTCGCATGTACTTGTGAATCGTCCATGTACGTGTTTTGAAGAGTACTTAGTCCAGTCTTGACCGGGTCGATCAAGTGTATGATTTCTTCTTTTAACCAAACTAAATCGTCATAGTCGCGTTTTTTTATAAAATGTTCGAGTTCTTCGACGCGCTGTCGAATGCGCTGGATAACACCGCGTCGATTGGAACTGTTCAACCATCGTCTGATTGGTTCCAAACGACTCACCGGTTCCAACGCAAGCACGTCGTCGTGAATGTATAATTTTCGGCTCGGTTCGATCATTGAAATGATTTTAAAGTCGATCCATACATCTTGTAATGTCATTTTTTATTAATACATGGTTCTTTCTTAAAACCGTCTCCACACTTATACCTCAAAGTCCGAGAAATATTTAGATATATTATAATAGTATGATAAAATATATATATACATTACCGATCGGAAGATTGTTTAAGAAAATAAGGAAAGCATTTATTAAGGTCGTTGGGTTCAAAAAAAAACAATCCACATCTATGATTGACAGACTATCAAGTGAGCGTGAAAGTAACGTATGTATTACACATAAGAATGTTTGTATATGTATGATCGATATTGTAAATTTTTCACATGGTGTAATAAGCAAAATCCTCAATATATCTTCACGACAATGACTAAATATAACACTTTTTTGAATGAGTATATTGATAGGTATGACGACATCGAGAAGATTGAAATGGTAGGTGATTCAGTGATGATAGTGGGAGGTTTATATCTCGGTAATCATACGATCAAATATACAAGCGATATCATTAATCTTTGTTATTCCATATTAATTGATATAAAAACATTAAATAAAATTTTTAATGATGAAAGTATATCACTACGAATAGGAATTCATAATGGTGACGTATACAGTGGATATATATTGAATCCGAAGAAATTTCAGTTATTTGGGAATTCGATAAATGTTGCAAGTAGATTGGAGTCAATCGGTTTTAAAAGTATATTAAATATTTCATCAAAAACAGCTGATATAATAAAAAATGTTGAAATTTTTAAGAAATTTGAAATAGGTAAAACAAACACAAATTTCTTAAAAGGGATTGGTGTGTTCGACTCGGTAATGTGCTTCATACGAAAAGATGTTGTTTTAATTGCGGATGATATATTGGTAACCTGTTTAATAATTAAGGAAACATTAAAACATAAGAAATGTGAAATCGTTATAAATGATAACGATTGTTTTGACCTATTGAGGCAAAATATTTACGAAATTGTGTTCTTCGACAGATTCTTCGATAGGGTAGACATTTATGAAAAGCTTAAACAATTTCGTATATGGGAAACAAAATATAGACTAAACCCGCAGAAAATTGTATTGATTACAAGTACAAAACAAAGTGAAGACTCGTCAATTCAAAACACGAATATAGATCTCTTTATATCTGATACAATCATAAAAGATGATAAATTTATTGTTACAATAGGTAATTACTGAAGATTGTTGAATGGAACCCAGGTCAACGGACTATCAGTTTTTTTTTCTGCGGATTCTACCAAATGAACTCTAATAATAACTCGAACGATGTTTTTAAAAATCTGTTTTCAGGAGAAGGTAACTACTTGACCGGTATACTGATCATTCTTGCGAACATTATTGGGTTTGTGACACATTTCAAAAAATCCAACCATACCCCGGTGTTTACATACGGGCTTCTTGTCGTTCTTATTTTAATAGGATCGCTTCTTGCGCATTTGTGATAGGAACTACATAGTGACACAACTCGTCCGAGTTGGTTTCTTTTACTCCATTTGAAAACACGTTACCGTGTAGACGACAGTACAAACAAGACACTTCGATGCCTCGGATGGGAGGGTGTGTGTGCTTAAAACGAGTCGAGTCCATTAGCGTCGATGCCAATGTAGACTCGTATTGAGCGAGAGTGTTACGTACAGACTCCATATTTTTTATTAAGATGTATTCGGTTTCTTTAAGTTGTTTTTTTACCAAATTATATATAATTACAAGTTAAAATGAACGTCACATTCACGAGCGGAGATAAACGAGTGATTCGATCGGTGGTGAATTATTTTTTCAACGCTCGATTAACAAGTGACAACATTCATAAACATGTTCAATATATAGGGGATAAGTATAAAGGCGGTGTGACCATCACGAAGAAAGACCTCCTCGAAAAAACTACTTCGAAAAAACTACCGGCGACCAAAATGTGTATCAAATTAAAAAGATAACAAACATCTAAAATGAAGAAACGACGAACGGAGATGAACGAAGAAGCCAACACATTAGGAATCGATTACACCCAGTTTAGGAACAAAACCGTACTTCAAGCCGAGATCGACCGAGTGTCTAGTAGTACTACTACACCTAAACCCGTTTGTTACTACTACTACAACACGACCGATCCGTGTACATTAGAAGACGTCCAAACGATAGACCCGAAATACAAAATAGAGTGGACGCAATACGGTTATCGATTTTGCGCGGACGTTCGATCGATCAAACGAATGTTCGATACCGGTTACACGATTCTACCGTGGTCGATTGATTTTTGTTCGGGGGTTCGTGCGACTCAAGACCCCGACGAGTACGAGCGTACATTCGACATGCGATACGTACCGGAACTTGTCTCAAAAATAGAAGCGTTTTCGTTTTCGAGTCCCGAGGAGTCTCCTCCTGAGCCCGAGGAGTCTTCCGAACACACGAATCTTCCAGTCACCCCTTTTCACGCCCATTTCATTAGAGGGATCGAAGACTTGGTCGGAGACTCGTACGTGTACGGGGTACTGATCAATCGACTTTTAACCGCGAAGAAAGCACTCATCTACCGACGCGTATGTGGAAGCATGCTGAAAGTATTGTACCATATGCAGCCTTCAGCGGCGGCGGCGGACCGCGAGGACAATGATAACAACAACATGGTCCGGGACGTGTTTTACAACTATTGTTACGTGAAATACTCCGTAACCAGCTTTCATATTTCGAAACGAGAGGACCATCTGGCGTATTTACTGGACATCCTTCAAACGTTTCACCAACTCGTCGGCGAACCCGCCCAATTTATCATCCAAATGGTCATGACCGAATTGTGAAAAAAAAAACCCTAAAAACCCTAAAGACACTGTACCAGTAAGCAAACACTTGACACTGTACCAATACTAGAAAAACTACAAAAAGGACTTAAAAAAAAAAGTGCTTATAAGTGTAAAATGAGTTTGTTGAATTCGATCCTTTGTGAATTGGCTCCTTTCAAAACCGGCGCGAACCCGGACGACAATAAGGCGACCCACACGGGTCTATGGTACCCCGTACAGGGTGCGTGGACCATCACGAAAAAAGAGGACGTCGACCTCCTATGGTTGCGATACACAAAGCTACTGAACGAATCACCACGTACACCGGGGGGGCTTATTCGTATGGGGTTGTCCGAAGTACAAGAGGCGGTGGGTCCTTTGTTGGTGGATATTGATTTCAAATGGAGCGTGACCAAAGGGGTAGATAGACGGTACACGAGAGAGGACATACGAAAGCTGATGGAAATATACGAAGAGGTGATTGAGAGGTATGTCGAAGCCGACGAAGCAGTAGAACCGGGTAATGTAGTGGAAAACAACAGCGTCGGATATGTATTAGAGAAAAAGAGACCGAGACGCGTGGACGACGGGCTCGTAAAAGACGGGTTTCACGCGATATTCCCAAAAGTCGTGCTTCGAAAAGATATTCGTGTCCAAATTCACAAGGATGTGCGTTCGTGTATTGGTGCAAGGACCGACATTTTCATGGGTCTTTTGGAACCTAATAAAGAGTCCGTCATCGACGAATGCGCCGCGACGAACAATTGGTTGATGTACGGGTCTCACAAGAGGGACGACAAGTACGCGTACATGTTGACGGGTGTTTACCGAGATCACCAGCTACTGGACCCCGATTTTGATCCGCGCACGGACCCGCGAATTTTCAGTATTCGCGGTCAACAGCACAAGGAGGTGACGTACAAACCGAACGTGGCGCCGTTATTAGCACCCTCCTCTAATCAGAACACCACGGAACCACACGAAATGATACACGGAAAAGCGAGAGACCTTTATATGTGTCGGCAATTATTGGACATACTGTCTCCGGAGCGTATGGAAGAGGAACCGTTGTGGATCCGCGTGGGTTGGTGTTTACACAACATTTCCACCGATAATCTGAGACCGTGGATCGAATGGAGTCGACAGAGTCCCAAGTTCCGCGAAGGCGAGTGTGAGAAACATTGGGGTCGGTTTCGTAACGAAGGGTACAAACTACCGAGCTTGTGTAACTGGGCACGAAACGACAACCCCGCGTTGTACGAAGCGTTTATAAGAGAGAACGCAAAGGTGTACTTGGAATACAGTATCAACTGCGGCGCGCACTACGACATCGCCACGATCATGTACAGCAAATACAGCGACCGATATCGCTCGATAAATCCGAAAAGATCGGACGAATGGTATTTTTTTGACGAACATCACTGGAAAGAGATGCCCGGTGGGTACATCCTGATGAACAAAATGTCACAAGATCTTTCGCGTGACTTTATGGACATGGCGAACGTACACAAGCGCGCGATGTTGACCCCCGACATGTCGGTCGTGAAGGAGCACAAAGAGAAACGAGACAAGTGTGTGCGCCTAGAGTATCAGGTGAAGGACAACGGGTTCAAGACGGGTGTCCTCAAAGAGTGTGCGCGTATGTTTTTCGACGTCGATTTCTCAAACAAACTCGACCAAAACCCGAATCTCGTGTGCTTTGTCAACGGCATGTACGACCTGATGCGCGACGAGTTTCGCGACGGACAACCGGACGACTACGTGTCTAAAACGACGAATATCAAATACGACACTTCGTACACGATGGAACACGACACGGTACAGGAGATTTACGCGTTTCTGCGAAAAGTGCAGCCGATTCCGGAGATGCTAAACTACATCATGACGGTGCTCTCCAGTTTTCTCGGAGGGTCCACACAAGAGCAAACCTTTCAAATATGGACGGGGAGCGGGTCGAACGGGAAGAGTACCATCATCGAACTGTTCGAAAAGACGTTCGGTGACGACTATTGTGGAAAGTTCCCCGTCACGTTGCTCACCAAAGAACGCGCCAGTTCCAACGCGTGCACACCCGAGCTCCAGGACGTGATGTGTAAGCGCTTCGCGAGTATGCAAGAGCCCAACGACAACGACATCATACACACCGGTGCGATGAAAGAGTACACGGGTGGTGATAAAATTTACTCACGCGGGCTTTTTTCGAAACCCACTCCGTTCAAGCCCCAGTTCAAGCTCGTGCTGCTCTGTAACAAGATGCCAATCATAAAAGGCTGGGACTATGGCGTATGGCGACGATTGAAAGTCACGAATTTCACGTCCAGTTTTGTAGACTCCCCAAATCCCGAAAACGAGACGGAATTTAAAAAGGACAAAACGCTGTCTGAAAAGTTCGATTCGTGGCGCGAAGCGTTCATGTGGTTGCTGGTCCATTACCTCAAACAGTACAAACGACACGGCATTGTCGAGCCGACGGAGGTATCGGTGGCGTCGATCGAGTACAAAAAGCGATCGGACGGGTTTATGCAATTTTTGGACGACAACTTTACGTTCACAAACAACGACCGCGATCGGATCAGCATGCAGGAGATATACGAAGCGTTCCGTATGTGGTTCCGAAACACCAACTCGGGACCCACGCCGAACAAACAGGAACTGTTGGACTATCTCAACGCCAACGGCAAAATAAAAAAGCTTGGGAAAAATTGGTTCGGGGGGTTGCTCCCACAACGAGTGGAACTCTAGAACAACACTTTACTTTCAAGACTCTTATCGACGGTGGTCGATATACCCCTGTCGATAGGCACCGCCAGTTGACTTGCGTCCCGAACATAAAGCATGTAGCTATGCATACCGTGCATGACGATATCTATAGCCTCCTCGAATACAATATCATTAAGACGACTTACCTCTTGCTCCAACGGAAGCCCGCACGACGTGTTTGCGCGTTCGTGGTATGTCGCGTTCATGATACCGAGGAGATCGCGATCGGACTGTCTCGATATAACAAGGCCGGTACGATGTTTCACCTCGCGAATGATACGTGCCTGTAGATGGTCCATGTTCGCGTCGGAGATAAACGTATTCAATAAAGGGTTGTCACTTTGTCTAAATAGGCGCTCCATACTTTTTACTAATACTATAACAGAAAAATTAACTTAAAGCAAACGAAATGTAATGTTTAAATGCAATCAACATGGACTACGAAGCTATTTGGTCGGTGTATAACACCATCACGCAAGATACCCCCGAATCCTCCACGGATGATGAAATATGTACACATTGTCACGAGCGCCAAATCTTTATGGACACGATCAACGGTAACATGACCTGCTTGTCTTGCGGATACGTCGCCGAAGCCAATATGATTGACCAACGCGCGGAGTGGAACGCGGTGAACGACCCGAACAGTACCTCCAAAGACCCTTCGCGGTGTGGGTGTCCTATCAACCCCATGTTAAAAAAGAGCTCCATGAGTACCATGATCGTGTCGAACAGGCACAATTTCATGAAACGGTTGCACCAACAGATGTCTATGGACTATGTCGAACGTGCACGATACCACGTGTTTGAAGCCATCGCGAAAGTGGCGGGGGACATCGGCCACCTTCCACATAACGTAATTGAACAAGCTAAATTTTATTACAAAACATTGTCGGAACGAAAACTGTCGCGAGGAGCCGTGCGCAAAGGTCTCATCGCATGTTGTATTTTTCACGCATGCAAAGAGATGAACGTACCGCGATCTCTCAAAGAGATCTCTGCCATCACGTCGGTCCCCACTACGGTACTCAATCGCACGAATAAAATGTTTATTAAACTGATGCACGACGTGTCGGGGCTGGAGGCTACGGAGTGCAGACATTTGATAAGTCGCTTTTGCAATCAGCTACAACTACAAAAGGCGGACGAAAACAAGGTGGTGCGATACGCCCTGAAAATCGACCGTGCGATCCAGGAAATCGGTCTTCTCGATTGTAAAACCCCCTCCGCGGTCAGTGCGGGGATCATCGTGTACTCTGCGGACATTCTCGGCGTTGTGGAACTGTCCAAGTATCGCGTATCCTCCTTGGTGGACGTCTCGGTGGTGACGATTAATAAAATCACAAAAGCGATTTCAGAAAATCGTGCCTTTCTCGAACAACGTATGATCGTTCGAAATAGCTGAGACGGTGACGTCGCACGTTAGACTACTATCTTTTCGCTTTATCACGAGTACCGAGTTTTTCCGGTCCGTCTGGAAATTCATCCAACCACACGGTTGCGTCTCCGCACAAGATAGACCGAACGGTATTACGTACACGTACCGATTGGGAACGGAATGGTTGTATAGATATCGAAACTGGTTCGCATCCCTCAAAACACCGCCTGTCACCACCCCGTTCAAAATTAACGTAAACGCGTCTATTTGAAAAAAATGGAACCGGTCATTCGCCGAACTCACGGTCACTGTCAGATAAGACACCGATCCGGTCAGGTCGAGTAAAAAATGCATGGTGTCCGAGTTGATTCTGAATTGTTCGTACGACTCTTTTTGGGTTTGAAACATTAACCGTCCGGGCTTTGTCATGAACATCAATCGCTCGTCCTTATTCAAGTGAAACGCGTCGTACATCAGTTCCGTGGTCATATTAAACACTGGGGGAGTGGGAGAATCTAAGAGCACGCGCACCGTGTCGTTTCGGGTTAACGCTATACGAACCCCTATACTTTCGTTTCTATGTAAGATGATATCGGCGCGAAACTTGACACGCACTTGAAACTCTTTGGACAGAAACACCGGATAATACTGTTTGTCGTGGTACGAGGTCATAAAGGGGACGGGTACGTACAATTTTCTAGTTTTTCCGTTTAAACTGTACCGCGTGTTGTAATGACCGACCATCTGATTCATACCCACTTGTTTGGAACGAGAAGTGTTTAGAAGGAAACGCGTCATCAAATAATGGCCCGTATAACTAGCCAATTCACGATCACCGTTTACGACGGTGATACTATCAATCGCCCCAAAACCCACGTCGTTCATGTAATAATAATATTCGTCATCGAGCGACGGGAGCGTCATACATAAGACGAAATTACCAATCATCTCACAATGTTTACTGTCGATGCTGAATATCACCGTCCGGTCTAGTCCGAAAATGTCCGGCTTGACCGACAAGGGTTCCTTGTCGAAGCGAGTGTGTTGCTTGTACGTAGTTTTGAATAATTCATTTAAAGACGTACTTTCTGTATTGTACAAATAATCCGTCTCCATCGTACTTTGTGCATTCACCTGGATCATTGAAGCGACCCCCGCGCGTCCGTCGATCGCGTCCATTTACTTTTCTTGCTTAGAAACAAATATGAATGAACACGACGTAGTCTTGTTTCACAACTACAACATCGTTGTGGTCGTCGATTCAACAAACGAACGAGCGGACAATCTATCGGACGTGTCCGCCGATGACGAAGATGACCTCGAACCCACCGAGGACGACATTTTCTCGGAAGACCATCCGTGGGACACACGCGTGAAATCGTATCGGTCACGACCCGAACTGTGGAATTTTAGCGAACATGAGCTCGCATTTTTTTTATATGTCTGATTAATAATAATGCGTTATTTTCAGATTCATTCGTTGGTTAAAAAAGGTAAGAAAATTCCAACCACGCTGTTTACGGGCACTCACAGCCAAGCGGCGCGAAAAGCCATGACGGCGTTGTGTAAGCAGGGTGAGTGTACGCTCACGATCGCCATGCGCGAAGTCAAACGCGTAATGCGAGACGGTGAGTACACCATCGTTCCAGTGCTCGATAGTGATAACGTAAAAATTATTCGCAAGTACAAGATTAAGCGTACAAAGAATGACACCGATGTCGTCTTCAAAGGCGGTAGTGAAATCACGTTTCGTTACAGTACTCAAATCATTGAATCCTATGGTCGTGTTTTGTAGTAACACTTTTAGTAACACTTTAGTAACACTTTAAAAATCACTTAAAGAACATTACGGTTTATAAGTACAACAACAAACAGCAATAAAGAAGAAGATGGCTAACTTTATCAAGCAACTCGACAACGACGGACTCCTTGGGGCTCTTCGTAAATACGACGACAAATGGAACTTCGAAGTCGACCAGTCGTGTATCATTCAAATCATTCAGACCAAGTTAAATCTCAATGATTTGAAAGACTCTGACACCGTGCAGGCTATGTTCGACAACACCAATACCATCCTGATCGCGCTCGGTTCGGAACTCAAGACGCGGGGAATGATTGACACAAAGGACAACGTCACCACGCTGGTGGACTACAATCGTCTTCTTGAGAAAGTTCACTACGCGAAACAGTTGGTTCTCGACTATGTGTACTACGAGCGCATAAAAGACACGCACGATTATAACGCAAACATTGACACCACGATGTTCAAATTTGTACCCGTGATATACGACGACCTCAAGCCGTACCAAAAGCTGTTGTACAAGCTGATTGACCACATGGACCGAAACGAGTACCGTCGGGTCAACGAGAACTGTTACGAACAGATTAGGGTGAACGGGTACGGTACACACGCGTGGAAAGAGAAACAACCGATTATCGACGTCATCAACTCGATTTGTAACATGGTGACCAACTTTGGAAACTGGACGATGCTGACGTCCGGGAAAGAAATGGACAAGCAGATTACGGACCATCTCAGTCGCACGAAAGACCCGCGTTTTCCAACCCTCGTCAAGGACCGTCACGTGTTCGCGTTCAGAAACGGAATCTATCTAGCAAAGGCTGGTGAATATACCGATCGGTTCCTGTTTTACGGTTCGGAGGACTACAAGGCGTTGGACAAGAACATCACCGCGTGCAAGTACTTTGACATCGACTTTGAATACACGGCCGACGGTCTCGCGCCGGGTGACATTTTAACACCCGTTCTGGACTCGGTATACGTGTACCAGAACCTGACACCGGACGTCATCGAGATTAACAAGATGTTGCTCGGGCGTATGTTGTACGAGGTGGGGGAGATGGACAATTGGCAGGTGATCCCGTTTTTGCTCGGCGCGGGCGGTACGGGCAAGTCGACCATCAATAACATCGTTCGCACGTTTTACGACCATTCCGACGTGGGGATTATGGGAAACAATTATCAAAAAACGTTCGGGCTCGCGGACATCTACGACAAGTTCGCGTTCGTCGCGCCCGAGATCAAACGGGACTGGGGTATCGACCAGGCAGAGTTTCAGGAAATCGTCTCCGGGGGTACTTTGAACGTGAATGTAAAACACAAACCGTCCGTGAAATGCACTTGGACCGCACCGGGAATGCTCGGTGGTAACGAGAACCCGGGATTTGTCGATAACGCCTCGAGTATTCAACGTCGCGTGGTGGTGACCCGGTTCGACAAAAAGGTCGCGCAAGGGGATCCGTTACTTGGAAAGAAACTCGAGCGTGAGATTTCCGCCATCATGCGACAATGCAACCTGTTCTACCTCAAGTACGCGCGACAGTACCATTCCAAGGACATCTGGAACGTGCTCCCCGGCTACTTTCTCGAGACCCAGCGGTTGATGGCGGCTGCGTCGAACGCGCTGTTCGCGTTTCTCGACAGCGACTGTGTGGAATTTGGGGAGGATCGGTACATCCCGATGGACGAGTTTTTCAAGCGCTTCAACATGTTCTGCTCCGAGAGCAACATCACCCGCCCCAAAATAAACGTGGATTTCTACCGAGCACCTTTTACCAAGTACGACCTGGAAGTCGAGGCGAAGTGTACCAAGAAGTACCCCGCCAAAGGAGGACGTACCTACAAAAATGTGTCGTTTGTGATTGGGGTGGATCTCAAGATTTCGGACGAGGAGTTTGACTTTTAAAAAAAAGCTAACGCGTTTACGAATCAATAATCGGAAAATTGAAATGCATCACCGAATTTTTACGAGATCGCGTGCACACGTCGCGTCTTGGTTTTATGTTCGGCATTGAACGATTCCACCCCATCATATTGAGACACTGATTGTTTGGGGTTGCTGACTTGATACTGTAATACGGGTCCGGTACGAATACTTCCCCGTTCACTATGCCACTTTCCGCAGGCTCAGCCTTCTTTTCCCACTGGACAAACTCTTGTGGTTCGACATCACACGGCTGAAGCGTTAGGTACATGTGGTTTGCCCATACTCCGTCGGACCTTGTATGGCCCCTAAGCGCCAAGCACTGGTCGGTCCCCACCATCTTAAATTTCTGTTTATTTGTACCCGGAACGTCGATACTCGTCCAATGGTAGTTCTCATCCTTCGTATCACACGGGATTGTCCATACTTTACACTCTTGCCGAGGCAGTTTCTCCTTGGTGTAGTGTGGCAATTCCGGATTTAACAAACACTTGTTCGCCCTGTCGTCGTCGTCTTCGTCCGGTCCGCAGACCAGCCCGTAGCTACACTGGTCCTCTACGGGGGCATCCTCGGCCGGGTTGCATGGCTGTTGGTACTCTTTTTTACACCCGTAGCCCACCGGAGAGGGTTTGAGTTCGTTTTCTTCCGTGCGTCCGATACATCGACCGTAATTGCGGTTGCGTATAAAGAAACGATCCCCTTCCTCTACTTCCTTTAGATTCGTTCCGGAAATAGGGGTGGTGTCCGCACCCGGAAGGTTCGCCATCGTGAGTCGTCGGAGACACTGTTTCGTGTTGTCACTTCCTGGGCGACAATCGAGACCACTCCCACAGTCCTCTTGTACCTCGCAGACTTCGTTAAAGCCCTTTTTCCTTTCGGGTAATCCTTTTATGGGAACAAGAATGACCCTATTACCGGTGTCTTCGTCTTTGTCTGGACTGTCTACAACCATTTGACCGTCTATAACCTGCTGACCGTCTACAATTTGCTGACCATCTGCAACAATTTGACCGTCTACAACAATTTGACCTTCTGGAAGAACTTGACCGTCTGCAAGAGCTTGACTCGGATCCACCAAGTCGTTCTCTACCACCAACTCGTTACTCGTTACCGGTGGCTCTTTCTTCTTGTCGTCGTCAAACGATAATTTCCCGGTCGCAAACAAAATATAACCAATCACGACTGTTATAATCAACAAAACAACGGCCATGACCGCGCTCATTATTGTCTAATATATTCAAAATATATTTTAATGAAGATCAAATGCGGGGATGTCGTGTTTCTTCCTTTTTTCGAAGAGTACGAACGACGCTTTGGTGAAATCGGCCCGGGGAAATACAGATTAGATGAACTACACGCCGTGTACGAAGTGTACCCACTCAAATTGACCACGGAGATTGGTACATTCGAATATGACACGGAACCGGTGTCTGTAGACAAAAAGAGTATTGGCGAACACTACACCATCAGAAACCGAGAGGACTTTATGGTCGCTTGGACGAGTTTAGGATTTGAACCGATCGTTACGGACAATCGTATTACGTTTGTGCGAGTGTTCGAACACACCTTTGAACCGGACAGCGATTGTGTGGAGTCTTTATCGTCAGCGTCTACTTCCAACGAAGACGACGAAGAAGAAGACGAACTTCGTTCGAACGACACGTACTCGACGCTCTGTTCAGAATCGTCGTCGTTTACAAAAGACTCGTTCGTGGAAGAGGACGAAAATATCGAAGAAGAAGAGGACATCAACAACAACAACAACACCGAAGAAGACCCCTTGAAAAAACCGGATATATGCGAGTGTTCGTTCTGCGATACCTCGTCTACAACCCAATGGTTCGATCGAGAATGGAACCCGACCAGCGGTTCGGAAGAACATCACATCAAGAAACTTATCGAACATATAGAAGCAAAATACACTTAAAGATAATCAATGTTTAAAGAAAAATCATGGATATCGTGAGAGAACGTCTAAACACCACATCACCGGTTATGGAATACTATGGAATACAATGGAGTCCCTTTGAGGAGATGCCTTTATTTGAGGAGATGCCTTTATTTGAGGGTCTGTCCATGTGGTCTATCGGTTTTAATTATTTGAATCGTAGTCTCGAGACTGTTTATTTCCTTTGTAGACGCGCATTTTTTCCACTTAAAGGCAATACATTGGTAATAACAAGGAACGCGAACGAACGAACGAACCATGGATATCGTGAGGGAACGTCTGAACACCACCTTGATTGAACCGTACCAGCCCACTGGAATAATGTGGATGATTGACCGTGAAAAGGAGCCACTCATGTTGTTTGACGAAGAGATGCCTTTTGGTGGAATTGTTGCGGATGAGGTTGGTTTGGGTAAAACCATCTTGTCTATCGGTGCAATGCTGGGAAACTATTTGAACCGTACGTTGATTATTTTACCCAAAAGTCTCGTGTACCAATGGGAGGCTCAAATCAATCAGTTCACCTCTTTTTTACACGTGCATGTGATCCGAAAGTCGTCGGATACCATTGCCATCTTCGAAAACGAACCTGGGCATGTCTATGTCATGTCACAAAGCCTGTTAAATCTTCGCAATTCCAAAGTGGGTACGTCGGTCGTTCACAACGTAGTGTGGGATCGTATCATCGTCGACGAAGCGCACATGTTGCGGAACAACAAGTCCAAACTGTACGAAGCGTGCTCCATGCTCAAGACGAACATTCGATGGGCGCTTACCGCAACTCCCGTGATGAATCGAATGATTGACTATGTAAATATCATGCAATGGATCGGCGTGTCCAAGTTCTTGTGTCAAGGTGAAAAGTCGTGCATTACAAACAACCTGATTCTTCGTCGAACCAAAGAAGACGTCAAGGCGTACAACCCGAGTTTAAAGATGAACGAGTGTGTCGTGCAAGTCAAGTACATTCCCTTTCAATCGATCGATGAAGCGAATATTTATCTCAAGGTGTTCAATCAAGAGCGCCGTATGATTCAGACGAAAATCAAAACAACCACCACCGACTTGTTGGAGCATTTGTTGCGTATCCGACAGATTTGTATCCACCCTCAGTTGTATTTTGACGGAATTGCCAAAAAAGACCCCAAAAACATGGTCCAGTGGTCTCAAGACACCACGAAAGTGAAAGCGTTGCTGTCGTGTTTGCGCGACCAACCCGCGGAAGACAAGAGCATCGTGTTTTGTCAATTCACAAAGGAAATGGACATATACCAAACCGTACTCAACAACACCGAGTTTGATTGCGTGCGTTTGGACGGACGCATGTCCCTCAACGACCGGGACAAAGCGGTCAAGTCCTTTTGCAACGACCCATCCGTCCGGGTGTTTCTCGTACAAATCAACACTGGGGGCACAGGTATCAACTTGCAAGTCGCCAACCGGATCTACATCACCGCGCCCAACTGGAACCCCGCCTTGGAGTACCAGGCCATCGGTCGCGCACATCGAACCGGACAGACAAAGACGGTGTACGTCACCAAGTTCTGTATCACTAGCGGTGACGCGAATATCCCGTTCATCGAGGAGAACATTCTCAAGCTGCATCAACGCAAAAAAGCGATCATCGCCAGTATCCTGAACGACGTTCGTATCGCCAACGACAATATTACCAACGAAACGTTCATGGCGGACAGCGCAGGATCGCTCAGCGTTCGAGAAATCCGAGCACTCTTTAACATTCATCAGCTCAATTCAACTTAAAGAACACACACACTTGAATAAGTAAAAAAGCGATGAAGTTCCAAGTGATATCATGGGAGTCCAACGATCAACTTGTCGACGGTTCCAACACGTTTTGTATCGATATGTTCGGTCGGTGTGCGAATGGGAAATCGGTCTCCGCGCGCGTTAGTTTTACACCCTACTTTTTCATCGAAGTGCCTAAGTACACTCAGAAACACAACGTGCATTCCGATATAGAACAAATCTTACCCGATTATTACAAACCTACACCCAAGGCGTACACCAAGTCGTACAGTATCATGAACGAAATGACCATCAGTCTCGTCGATCGAAAAAAGTTTTTTGGGTTTACGAACAACAAGGCGTTTCGTTTCGCCCTGCTCGTATTTCGGTCTAAAAAATCGTTCAAGTTAGCTTTTTGGGCCTTGTCGAAATCGCGAAAGTACAAAGACAAAATTTACGAAGCGAACCTGGACCCTATCCTTCGTTTCATTCATCTTACCGGTATCCAGTCCGCCGGTTGGGTCGAGGTCAAGAGCTATAATAATACGGACGTGGAACAAAAGGAGACGTCGTGCGACTTGGAAATCACAATCTCGGACTGGAAAAGCGTCGTCCCAGTCGCGGAAGACTCTATCGCGCCCATTGTGATTGCGTCCTTTGATATCGAAACGTACTCGCCCGACGGTTCTTTCCCAGACCCAGAAAAGCCCGGGTGCCCGATCATTCAGATCGCCACTACACTGCAGACGTACGGTCAAACGGGATACACGCGCCATCTCCACACGCTAAACGAGTGTTTGCCAATTGAAGACGTACAGATTCACGCGTTCGAAACCGAGCGCGAGCTCATTGTTTCTTGGTGTGAATTGGTGAAAATCGCGGACCCCGACGTCTTGGTCGGGTACAACATCTGGAAGTTCGATAACGTGTACCTTTACAAACGCGCGGACCTGCTCCAGATCAGCCACTTGTTCTGTCTGAATCGCTACCGCGCTCCGTCGAGATGCTACAAGGCGTCGTTTTCGTCCGGTGCGTACGGAGACAACAACTACGAGATGGTGACGAGTCAAGGGCGTTTCCAAATCGACCTCTTGGAGCTTTACAAACGCGAACACAAACTCGTCAAGTACTCGCTCAATTTCGTCTCGGAACACTTCTTGGGCGACTGCAAGGTGGATATGCCGATCAAGGAGATGTTCGAGCGATACCGACACGGAACTCCGGCGGATATGCAGAAGATTGGGGAATACTGTGTTAAAGACACCGAGCTCCCACTGCGTCTGATGGACAAGCTCACAAACATTCCCAACTTGGTCGAAATGGCGCGAGCGACGTACGTTCCCATGAACTTTCTCATCGAACGCGGTCAACAGATCAAATGTTTCAGTCAAATCGTCAAGCAAGCACAACTGGAACAAATGCTCGTACCGACCATTCAAGACGGCAAAACCAACGAGTCTTTTGTCGGCGCTACAGTGTTGGAGGCCAAGACCGCCGCTTACATGAACGGGGTCATCACCGGGTTGGATTTCGCGAGTCTGTACCCGACAATCATGCGCGCACACAATCTGTGTTACAACAGTATCGTGCTGGACGAAAAGTACAACAACTTACCTGGGATTGAGTACAAAACCGTCGAATGGACCACCAAAGAGGCCAAGCATTTCAAGTACACTTTCGCCCAAAACCCGACCGGTATCTTACCGAAACTCCTCGAAACCCTCGCCAAAAATCGCAAACAGGCCAAAAAGGACATGGCGAACGCTAGCGACCCTTTCATGAAGGACGTGTACAACGGCAAACAACTCGCGTTCAAGGTTTCGATGAACTCCATTTACGGGTTCTGCTCCGCGTTCATGCTTCCTTGTCAGGCGATCTCCGCATCGGTCACCACCATCGGTCGCGAAATGATTGAACAAACCAAAACGTTGGTTGAGGAATGGTACCCCAACGCCGAGGTGGTGTACGGAGACACGGACTCGGTCATGGTGAAATTCGACACCACAGACGCAAAGAACGACCTCGAAATGCGGGAAATCTCGTTCAGACTCGGCGAAGAAGCCGCCGGTCGTATTTCACAAACGTTCAAGTACCCCATCGAGCTGGAGTTCGAAAAGTGTTATCAACCGTACTTGCTCTTTTCGAAAAAACGGTACGCGGGACTCATGTACACACAAGTGGCAAAACCGGACTACATCGACGCCAAAGGGATCCAGCTTGTGCGACGCGACAACGCGCCGTTCGTAAAAGACATTTCGAAGCAGGTGCTGAATATGATTATGTACGACCAAGACATCCTCGGGTCCATCGACAAGGTACAGGACGTGGCGCGGAAACTACTCAACTACGAATTCTCCATCGATCAGTTGGTGATTTCCAAGAGCATACGGAACGACTATGTCAATCGAAACCATGCCCACGTCAAGGTTGCTGATAAAATCGAACAAAGGAATCCCGGCGCGGGTCCCAAGTCCGGAGAGCGGGTACCGTACATCATCATGGACAACGGCGAACGGCTTTTGTGCGACCGCGCAGAGGACCCCGCGTACGTCGTCGAAAAGGGGCTCGAGTACAAAGTGGACGTCCTGTACTATCTGACGAACGGGCTGATCAGCCCGCTCGAGTCGTTTTACGACCTTTTCATGGACCATTCCAAGGAAGGAATCTTCGGGGACATGATCCGAGACTTTGAAAACCAACGAAAAGGTCTCAGAAACGGAAGCACGCTGAACCAGTTTTACGAACGAACAAAGGAAAAGCAGCCCCTAGTCGAGAAAAAGAAGGCCCTTCTGGTAGAGAAAGCCAATGAGCCCGCAAAAAAGACTCAACGAACGATTAATTTGTTTTTTTAAATGTGGTTTTATTTTTAGTAAAATGAGCTCTATCGTTATTTCCGATTATTGCCACAATATTTACTCGAATTTCGGGGAAGACGGTATTCTGTTTTGTTTGTTTCGACTGATTGGTCATCACAAAAATCCGACCTATTTGAACGTGTGTAGTCACTTTCCACGCAAAAACGGAATTCAGAATCTTATCAAAGTGTTCGCTTTCAAGAACAGTACCCGCACCCGCGTGGAGAGTACCATCGAATGTATGCAAACGATTCCGTTCACGTCCCCGCATCTGGATCTGTTACGTGTGTCGTTATGCGACGGTGTAGAATATTGGTTGATGAAAGCGCTGATCGAACGAGGCGTGCGCCCGATCGTGATATGTTGCGACATTAACTTTTACGAAAAGTCGTTGTCCGTGCCGTACGTACCTCCGAGTAAACGTAAAGAGATCCTCGACGCGGATTACCGTGGGGCGTCGGTCGACGCGTTCCGATCGTTTCTAGACAAACACGGGTACGTTTACGCCGGTGTGTCCAAACACGCGGTGACGGCGTATTTCGTATTCCGGGCGTTGGTTCCGGAACATGTGACGTTTGTCGAACCGAACCTAGACGATTTACCAAGTGTCCGACACGCGAGAAGTATCCGGTGGTCTCGCGTATCGAAAAAGTTTTGGATTACCATCAAGTAAAAAAATTGAGTACTACTTTGTAAAATGAAAAAGAAAGTTGCGTTGTTGTACGTCGGTTTGACTCGATCTAATGTGCTCATGAATACAGATAATCACGTCCGATTGTACGCACAAATGTTTCCGCGGGATCGGTACGAAATCGACTTGTACATGGTGACCGATTCCATTGACGTAGAGAAACTGACCCGTCAAATGGACGCCGCGGACATTCGTGTGAAGCGAGTTCTCTTTACGAACAGAGACACGGACGACGAGACCATGGCGATACAACTTCAAAATATAAAACAACACAACGCACACAATACGAGCCCTCGCTGGGGCACTTATACATCACAAGCGATCCAATTCAGAAAATTACATATAGGGATTTCGACGATTCTCGAAAGCGGTACTCATTATGATTATTTTATAAAGACTCGGAATGATTTGATATTCCACGGACCGGTTTCGTTTGACGAGCGGATCGTAACACATATCGGTGATGTGTTTTTCCTGTGTAAGTCGGACAAGATGTGTATGTTCCTTGATTTTTACAAACACAACGGTTCGTTGAACGATTTGACCCTTGTCACCGGGTCTGCATGGGACCCGCGAAATCGACCAGATGGGTTCCCACGCTGGATCCTTGCTCCCGAAATACAATTGTTCTTGTATTTGACAAAAAAGACGAATACCAAATACGATGACCTATTTCATGATCATGACGTACATGTGGAGATTAAAAGAAATTAGCTAAAAGGTGGATTTTAAAAATGTTGACGAAATAGTTGATATCGTACCAAAGACAAATCTTCGGACTATACGAAAGAGGCGGCTCCGATCTATTTCCCGCGACGTGGCGACGGAGACGATTTACAAAGTGTTCGACACGCGCGAAGTATTCGGTGGGGGGTTTCTCGCGTGTCGAAAAAGGTTTGGATCAAGTGAGTTTGATTTTTTTTAAAAAAATAATTTTAAGTATAACATAATGAATGCCATTTTAAGATCCGTGTCGGACATTCAACAGAGTAATGCGGACTTGCAAAATATCCGAATCGTACACGATGTCCCTGAAATTGTTTATATTTGTTGGTTCGGAAGCGATATTTCTAAAAATCGTTTAGCGGCGTTAAACTCATTGGTCAATAATTTGAGGGTACCGTATATTTTGATTACAGATACAAACGTACACGCGTTTGTGAAACCGGAACACCCGTTGCATGAAGCATGGTCCTATCTTAGCGGAGTTCATAAAAGCGACTATTTCCGTACGTACTTGCTACATCACTATGGTGGTGGATATCATGATATTAAGTACCGCAACCAACCATGGGATGGTCAATGGGAAGATTTCGCGGATACCAATGTTTGGATAAAAGGTCGAAGAGAGCAATGTGCTATGTATATTGGATACAACGTGGATCAACCAAACGAGACACGTTTTGTTCAAGCATATTATAAAGAATTGGTAACCATGGGCTGGTGCATCTGTCGAGCAAACACACTTTATACCAAACGATTACTTGAATATATAGAAGGTAAATTGAGCTTTCATATCCTGAAACTTCGCGAGTTTCCGTCCACTTGTCAAACTGGGTATTATGCAAATTGCACATCTGCCAAAGTTCCTGACAACGGATACCCATTACGATGGCTCGAACTCATGGGTGAGAAATTTCATTCTTTGATGTTTGAATTCAAAGCGCATATCGCGTTCGGTTTGCCTGACGCGGACATGCGTAGTTACAAATAATTTAATTTTTCAAATAGTTTTCAGTCCGTCGAACCAAACATATCGTCGTGGTCGAAGCGTTGTCCGGACGAGTTGAGTCCGTGGGCGCCGATGTGTTGCACCACCCCCGGGCGGGTGCACACGATCGGAAACTGGTACTTGTCCATTAACTGGACCACCCCCCAGTCTAAATTAATTCCCCACGCCGAAACGACAAACGATTTGAAAGATTTATGGAAGAAAAAACTCACACCTCCGCAGGACCGTTTTCGATAAAAGGTTTGGTATGTTTCAACACAATTACGGTGCGTGTTACTTGAATCAAAGCCGGTCAATAACATATTATACGTGCCGTATAACGCATACGCGTCGTTGTATATGGACATCATCTTGGAAATAAAATGCGGTTTCACATGGACATCGTTGTCCACCGTGCATATGAAATCGTAGCTCTTCAACTTGTCCAGTGCGACAATGTACGACTGTTTACATCCGATATTCACCGACCCTTGTATAATAGAGAATTCTTTACCAGGAACATTGACTCGCGTAGGGTCGGTCAACACGCGCATGACTTCCGGGTCGTTCGAACAATCGTCGTAAATGAGACGCTCGCAACAAAGATCGATATCGGCTCGAAGTAACGAATCGAGGGTGTCTCGCAAATAATTGGGCCGATTATAACTACGAACTAAAAGCGCAACCTTCATTTTTTTTACAAGTGTATAAAAAAAAAATCGAATATAAATGTACTCATTTATTTGATTCTTAATTGTTCTGATATAAATATCAGATCCCATGTCCATTCCAAAACCCAGGCGACTCTACTGGAACCAGGCCCGTGTGGTTCACCTTTTTGTAAGACATCGGCGTCTAAGTCATTAGGACACATTACCCAATTATATATGTCAATATACATCTGCTTGGGATTTTTTAGAATGATTGATTTATCTATCACGAATTGTGCACAGCCTAATCTTCCTTTTGTCCAGTCTCCATACAAGGTGTGAGGTCCAATATATTTTTCAAGATATGGTTTGTAATAATAGTTTATTATATCCTTGAAATGCGGGTTTGTTAGCATAGGATCCGTTATGAAGGAATTAAGATTCACATACCTCGCATTTATATTTTCATTTACTTTATTCACTATACTACCTTTATGGTGCCAAGAATATTCTTCATCGTGAATAAAAACAGTTTTATCTGATAAATTTTCATAGTAAGTTATAATATGTTTAAGAAACGCTGATGCCTCGCGTCCACGGTTCACAGGAATGTTTGTGTCTGTTTCTGGCAAATGAGGATTCTTTGTGTATTTGATCACATTATATTTCGTTTTATCAAATTTATCTGTCCAGTCGGTATTTTTCTGAAAGGTGGACACAACCACGTTAATCAACATGTATATATCAACTTGTTTTTTTTTAAAGCATGAGATTTTGAACGAACTTTGAAAAAACCGAAGTTAATATATAGTAAACGGGATGCTCGTTTTATTACACGAAGCACCCACATCGACGTTGCGGGGTATCTTGAGAGAGTTCGGAGACACCCGCGCACACACGTTACCAAGACGTGGGTGTATACAAGTCCTCGAGCGCGTGCATAGTGTGTTTGTCGTGTCGGAAGACGGTACGGAATACGGTATCGGTGACGTACAACATTCGGACGACTTTATTCAGACCACGACGAAAAACACCTTGCCCGAAGAACCTAATAGTATTACACGCCAAATAGTCCCACAACAATTAACGGTTGTTCCCGAATTACCGAATAATTGTCGAGTCGTTAAAAAAACACTTCAAACCGACGCGAAATATGACCTGGTTGTCGCCGAGATCATCAAAGTACACAACAACGTGCACTTTGCACCGGAAACGTTACTCACGGACATGCACAACGAACTCTTTGTGTCGCGCAACTTGTTGAGCGACATGCAACAGGAAACCAGCGCGCTTCTTGCAAACGTAGACACGTTTGATTTACAATTGACCAAACCGATCGATATCGCCACGACGAATCAATTAGGAACGGTCTACGAACTTCGTATGCACGTGGACAACGGTACCATAGAGTACGACAACGCGGCGTTCCGGTGTCAACGTTCCGACCAGTTTGTGTTTGTGAACATCCGGTTTCGAGTCACCAAGTGCGTGAACGTCGCCATGCTTACCATCGACCTACCCTATTCTATTATACGCGCGGAACATGTTGTGCCGTTTCAAGCGACGCTCAAAGAAACCAACTCGACCGACTTTAGTGTGATGGCGAGAGCGTACGGTACCGGGAACAAAGTGTTTGTCGAGTCGCACGTGTTTCAGGAACTTCCTGCGGAAATAAATATCCAGGGACAGTACTTGACCTCGTTCAACGAACCGTTTTTAGACAAATCGTTCAACAACCCACGTGCGTTTACATGGATCACACCCATGCGGTACGATACGAACCACGGCGTTCATTTGAACGGCGATATGGTACACATGCGCGACGACGTGCCGACCGGATCCACGACGGACCTCGGGTTTAGCGACGGGCATTTGTCGTGGACGCGCGTACAAGACCGCGTCGATATCACGGGATACGTCCGTTTTCGCCAAGAAAGACAAAACCACGTGGACGTCGTTCGATGTGACGTTGATATCCCGTTTACGTTAGAAACGCTACTACCACACGCGCGATCACACGGATACGGTGCTACTTACGCGACCGAACACAATCGATTTCTATCGGATCGTCCGATTATCACCGTGCGTCCGGACTTGCCTGAATTTCAAATGGCAATCGACGCACGTACACGTCGCGTTCCGTTTTATGAACTCGTCGTGCAATTTCAAGTGTCGCTCTTCGTCGTGAGCCCTCGTCGTCGCATACACCACCTTGAAAAACCGATTGTACAATCCAATTTGGAAGTGGTCAACAACGCGATTCATGTATCCGGGGTCCGTTTGTTCGACACATGGAACCCTAGCACGTTGTTCCATACGTATAACATGAACCTTCGCTCGGTGAACAACAAGGAATACCAAGAATATCGGTTCACCCCGCTCGCACTCGATTTGAAACACGCTTTGTCGTTTCAAACGTTAACCATTTTCGACATTCGTCTTTACAATCAACTGGACGACCAAAACGTACAATATTTGTACCCGCGCCGAAAAGAGTACCACATGCGAATCCACGCGACCAACTACAAAGACGACTATGAAGTGTACAACCTCACGCCAGATTTCTCGCAATATCTCAACATTTAAGAATACTTGTGGTCTTGTATTGTAAAAGAAAAATGTTGACATTGAGTTTTGACGTTGGATCTAAGAATCTGTCCTATTGTAAAATGAATTCCGAAACACACCAAATCATCGACTGGAACGTGTGTGCGATTCCAACCAGCGGAACGAACGTTCAAAAAGTGGTTGAGTTTTTGTACGAAACGTTCCAACAGGACCTGTTGCTCGGTCTAGACACGGTACTTGTGGAAAAACAACCCCCGCGTAACGTGAAAATGCGCCTGATTGAGACGATACTACTAGTTTTTTTTGCGACCCGTCACGTCAAAACGGTCTTGTCGTACAGCGCGAAACACAAGCTCGGTTCGGCGGGAAAACAAACACGCGGGAAAAAAAATTATTCGTTACGTAAAAAAATGAGCATTGTCATGTGTGGTGCGTACTTGGAAAAAATCGACGACCCCGCACACACTGCGATGTTTCAAAAGAGTAAAAAGAAGGACGATCTTTCCGACGCGCTCTTACAGTACCTCAGTTACATCAAGTACGACTTGGACTCGTTACAGGATAAAATCATCGACTTGAATATTGGTTAAAGCACCCCGTATTACGATGTCTTTGTTTTTCATGCGCCGTAAAATGATACCGTATTCGCTTGAATTCGTTTGCGAAAAGACTTCCACTCCGCACCGGGGTTCCGTTTCGTACGAACAAGTCCATGATACGAAACAAAGGTTTTAGTTCTTCACTATGGTGCGCTTCGATACCAAGATTACGCAAGTTCATACACTCCTCTAGGCGTTCCTCTATACGTTTCATGTTTTTGTTGGTATTTTTGTTTTTAAATTATTAAAACTTTTTTTTCAAGCAAACGATTTCGTTGAACCCGATTCTTTTCTTCTCTCACGTTTGGAATCTGATTTGATTTTTTTAGCGGCTGCTTTTTCGGGGTTTGCTTTAGCTTTGTTTGCTTGTTTAATTTTTTTTTTTTCCGCGTCGGTAGGTTTGTCAGCAGTCTTGACAATGGTTTTTGGAGGCATTTTATTATTATATATAGGATCACACAAATATTTCCTTTTTTTTACGCAATTTTTTTTTAACCTATACATTTCCCCAAAGTTACTTCTTCGTACTCGGTGTTTTCGCGGTTATCAAAAAACATGTACTTGACGGTCAGCTGCGGACACGTGGGTATTTCGGTAATCGCACACCGTAGCGCAATTCGCAACATATCCGACCGCTTCGTGAAGTTCGGGTCTCTTTTTTTGTATTTGTCCACTTTGTGCCCATCCGGGTTGTACCGTATGAACCGCGTCGCCATTCCTCCGAGTGATTGGAAAATATTAAACATCCTGATCGATTCACACGCGTACGCTTTGTCTTTGTGTTGATTCTCATCGACCTCCAGCACGACAAAGTGTGTTCCGCAATCGAACAAAAAGTCAGGGCGGTACTTGAAACATTCTCCTTGGTCCACCATGCAATCGCAACTCTCGTACTTGAAGCCGTAGGCGTCCAACATGTTCTTGATTTGATTCTGTTTGGCCAAACGGCTTCGATTGAACTCGTCCGGGTCGCAGAGGTAACAACACCCCTTTTTGTTTAAAATATACAACAAGCCACACGACACACATCTCCGTTCGACCAAGTTCATATGGAAAGGCTCTTTGTGTTCTTCGCACCGTTCCGGTTTGCCGATTCCGTAAATGGCTTGTTCTTTACATTTCGGATTCGAGCATTTGGTTTTAGGGCTGTAAATCATACCGCTTTCGATATGTTGCTTACACCGATCGGCCGCGTGTCCGGGAATTCCGAAATTCGCGAGCGTTTCACACCCTTCCGGGTGCGCGCACCGTTTGTCTTTGACGTTGATCATTCCGTTATGTCTGTGTGCGTTACAAAATAAACCACGGGTCTCGCCGGGAACATTGTAAGACGGTTGCTTTTCACACCCTTCTGGGTGCGCACACCGTTTGTTCATGACGTTGACCATATCGTCCGTCTTGTGTGCTTTGCAAAATAAACCACAGGTCTCGCCGGGAACATTGTAATTCGGTCGCGTGTCACACCCTTCGTGCGCACATAGTTTGTTCATGACGTTGACCATCCCGTTTCGTCTGTGTGCGGAACAAAATAAACCACGAGTCTCACCAGGGACATTGTAATTCGGTAGCGTGTCACACCCTTCGTGCGCACACCGTTTATGTTTGACGTCGATCATATAGTCCGTCTTGTGTGCTTTGCAAAACAAACCACAGGTCTCGCCGGGAACATTGTAATTCGGTATCGTGTCACACCCTTCCGGATACGCGCATCGTTTATTTTTTACATCGATCATTTCGTCCGTTTTGTGTGCATTGCAAAACAAACCACGGGTCTCGCCGGGGACATTGTAAAACGGTATTTTTTCACACCCTTCCGGGTACACGCACCGTTTGTCTTTGACGTTGATCATTCCGTCTCGTCTATGTGCGTTACAAAACAAACCACGGGTCTCGCCGGGGACATTGTAAAACGGTATTTTTTCACACCCTTCCGGGTGCGCACACTGTTTGTCTTTGACGTTGACCATTCCGTCTCGTCTATGTGCGTTACAAAACAAACCACGGGTCTCACCGGGGACATTGTAAGACGGTTGCTTTTCACACCCTTCCGGATACGCGCATCGTTTGTTCATGACGTCGACCATCCCGTCCGTTTTGTGTGCGTTACAGAACAAACCACGGGTCTCGTCGGGGACATTGTAATTCGGTATCGTGTCACACCCTTCCGGATACGCGCATCGTTTATTTTTGACATCGATCATTTCGTCCGTTTTGTGTGCATTGCAAAACAAACCACTGGTCTCGCCTGGGACATTGTAATTCGGTCGTGTTTCACACCCTTCTGGGTGCGCACACCGCTTATGTTTGACGTTGACCATATCGTCCGTCTTGTGTTTTTTGCAAAATAAACCACGGGTCTCGCCGGGGACATTGTAAACCGGTTGCGTTTCACACCCTTCCGGATACGCGCATCGTTTAACCATTTTGTGACCAGTGTCGTATTTATACTATTGAACTTATAAACCGAACGTCTTTAAGTTAAAATAAACGATACCATTGTGTAACGGCCCTTCCGGGTGCGCGTACCGTCTACTTTTGACGTCGACCATCCCGTCCGTTTTATGTGTTTTACAAAACAAACCACGGGTCTCGCCGGGAATATTGTAAATCGGTCGCGTGTCACACCCTTCCGGGTGAGCGCACCGTCTACTTTTGACATCGACCATCCCGTCCGTTTTGTGTGCGTTACATAACAAACCACGGGTTTCGCCGGGAAGATTGTAGACTGGTTTCTTTTCGCAACCTTCCGGATACGCGCATCGTCTAACCATTTTAGTTGATAACTGCTGTTGTTGATAGTTGATAACTGCTGTTGTTGATAGTTGATAACTGCTGTTGTTGATAGTTGATAACTGCTGTTGTTGATAGTTGATAACTGCTGTTGTTGATCTGCTTTTAACTTATAAACCGAACGTCTTTAAGTTAAAATAAACACCAAAATGTGGTATGCGATTTACAAGATAACGAGTTAGTTGTACAAAAACAAGATTCGTTTTTTGTGTTTTTCCACTTTTTCACACACTATTTTGTCTTTGACGTTTGTCTTTTTCACACTTTTCAAATTTATACAAAATTAATTCGAGCTATTTTTCTTGTCAAAGTAACATCCTTATTTGACAAAGTCTTTCTACCAGCATTAATCGTAATAAGATATGCAGTTTTACATAATTGAATAGTCATATTTTCGATATAAACCTGTAGTATTAAACTAGCATCCGACGGTACCTTGATATCCTTCGCTAAATAATAGTTATTCGCTTCCGTAATAACAAGTCGTTTAAAGGTTGTTTTAGGAATAGAAACACAATCCACAGTTGATGGCGATTTGCATTTTTTATATCCCAACATTGTTGTAAAATTATAATTTGAGTTATCGTTTGAATTATTATTGGAGTTCCCGTTAAACAGTTTGACATTTAAACTAGTAATAGCCCGTGTTAAAACGTCCCGAGATAAGGTTTTTTGAGAGTTGTCCTTTGAAACGTTCATAACAGTATATATAGCTTCTCTTAAGATGGTATCCATGCTATAAGAAATAAAACTTCTCAATTGCATGAATAAAGCTATACCACCTACCGCCTCGACTCCTGCTCTGCGTGCTAACTTTGTTAAAGACGCGTCAGAAAGAGCACTATTGAAGTCAGTTCTAATAGGTTTCATCCTTTTTATTAAAAATAAGAAATTAATGTGAAATAACAATTTTTTTAATAAAAAAATCCACTTAAAGACATATTACGTCTACTGAAAAATAAAAGAGATGCATGCGTGTAAGCAGTGTGAGTATCGTACTGATGTAAAGTGCAATTGGATACGACACCACCAACGAAAAAAACCGTGTGTGGGTCCATTCGTTACAGAAACAAACGCGCCCGATTTACAAGATAACGAGTTAGTTGTACAAAAACAAGATTCATTTTTTGTTCGTATTGATGAAAAAACAATTCAATGCAATTCTTGTAAAAAAATATTACACACCCACTACGCAAGACATGGTAAAACTTGTAAAGGCGTTCCACGTAATGTATGTAGATATTGTAAAAAGCAATTCAATCATCAATCCGCTCATTCTCGTCACCAAAAAAACTGCAAATCTCGACCAGTGGTTAAATCTCCAACTGTAAAAATTGCAACGACAAACAATTCGGAGACCACCCAAGCAACGACAATCGACGGAACGGGACGGAACTATGACAACACTGGTTTTGTGTATTTGATTCAACCGGGTACATGTGAAGGGACTCGTCGGTTCAAGGTTGGTTTTTCAGCCGCACGCCATCTAAAACGGGTCACAAAAGGGTATCCTAAAAATTCAACCATATTCTGTATTAACGGAGGCATTGCAAACCCGCGCGAATTAGAAACACACATACTGCGCGAGTTCCGTACACGATTTGAACTGTCCAAATGTGGACAAGAGTATTTTGAAGGGAATATTGGTGATATGCTAGATGTCTTTCACGAAACGGTTTTGAAATATCGTGTATTTTAAAATGTTTGAATTTTTAAGTTACCTATTCCGCCTACCCTTTTTTATTTTTTTAAAAAAAACATGTTGGCTGTGTCTTTTTTTATCGTTGTATCATTTGATAATTATCACTTTTAAGCTATAAACTCATTTAAGGATGTATCACATTGTTACTATATAAAATATGTTTTCGTGTAAACAGTGCAAGTATACTACTGACGTTAAATGCAATTGGATAAGACACCAACAACGAAAGAAGCCATGTGTGGCTCAGAATGTCATTGGATCAGGTAGTGACATATGTACAAACGAAGTTAATTTAAGTACAAATGTCATAATTGGAGGCAGACGTTTTAATTATCTGAATGACACACATGTATTATGTAATGATTGTAAAAAAAAACTTTTAAAACATAATGCTAAAAGACATTCTTGTCGTGGATCTCCTAGAAACACATGTATCTATTGTCGAAAGGACTTTAAACACCGTCAAAATGTTTTTACACACCAGAAAACCTGTAAAGCTCGACCACCAGTGGTACCAGCAATAGTACCAGAAATCATAAATAATAATAACAATAATATTAATAGTAACAACGGAACGACCATCATCATCAATAATTTCAACGACAATCGCACGTACATCCAGAACAATACGTTTGGTCATGAAGACCTCACAGTTATTTTGAACAAGTTGGAACAGGACCCAAGACTTAAAGAGGCGGTTTCGAATTTCAAAACAGCATTGTCTTTGGTTCATTTTAATAAAGATTTTCCTGAAAATCAAACTATTCGTAAAATGAACAAACGATCCAATACGATCGAGCTACGGCAATCGGTGGACCCTGAACGTTGGGATCTCGAACCGTTCGAAACAGGTTTCGGAAGAGTGATGGACAATCTTCAACGACAGTTAAAGGTGAATCTCAATCACATGTATCCGATCAACTACATTCGTGATCATATGTATCATTTGTCAAAAGTGCAACCTGCGGTGACCACGTCGGAGATTGTACCACCACCCGTTACAGCAGCAGCTTCAGCTTCAGCCTCCTTGGTGAACCAGAAGGAACGATTACATCAGATCGCAATCGAAGAACGCGACCGGTTTATTAAAGAAAGTCAACCCAATTGGCAGTTTGACCGTTCAAACGTCGAGCGTTGTCGAGTATTCAATGACCGGTTACACGACACGTTCCGACAAAAGGGTCTCGTTTACAAAGTGGTCAATACACACGAACCCAGTCAATTTTGGCATTTATTTCAATTTCTTTCAAAGAGACAAGACGAATTGGAATATGTAAAGGCTCGTTTATAATAAACCACCGGCTAGCATGGCGATACTAAATAGATTTTGGTCGTTTGCGAAAAAATTGCCACGTTTTTTGCGTGGAATTTTGGAAAGTTGGGGTACGCGGCGGTGAACCACACAGCGACACATCGGACATGTGTTATGTTTTTCCAACCATTGGTCGATACACGACGCGCAAAAGACGTGTGCGCACGTGTGGTTTATTTGTACCAACGGCTGAATATTCATACAAATTGAACACTGGTTTTCCATAATTTATAATAAAAACCCACTTAAAACTTTAAATGACTTAAGACTCTAAAAATATGGGGTACGATGGTGTGGACTTTGTGGACGGTCGTGTGGCGAATTTGATTCAACGCAAGTATCTCAAAAAATGCACACAGCTCGCGATGCGTTCGAATCTCAAGCACCACAAACACGGTTGTGTGATTGTCGACCGCACGACGGGGGAGATCGTGTCTTCCGGTTTCAACATCTTTTGTAGATCGAGTGTTCATGATAGTATTCACGCGGAAGTGGCGGCTATTCGAAACGCGTCCAAACGCTTTTTACAGGGTGAAAATTGCGACATGTACGTGGTGCGTGTACAAAACAATTTCAACAGTCCCGAACTTAAATATTCCAAACCGTGTTCCAAATGCCAATGTTTCATTCATCGACGCACGCGGATACGCAACGTCTTTTACAGTATAAACGAAATGAAACAATAACTTAGAAAACCTCGTAAAGTTCCTCGATGCTATATTTCCGGACATTTACTTGTAAACGTCGTGTATAGTAGTATTCGGACGCAATACGTCGTACACGGATGGTCTCTCCTACTAAAGCGGAATCGATCAGCGGTACGATTTCAACATGGACGCCCGGGTCGCTGGTGCGTACGTTCGACGCGACGAGTACATGTGACTTGTAAAATTTGTAACGGTCCGAACCGGGGAGTTTCACTTTGAGCGAGTAAAATATATTGTACGCCACAAGTATACCGAGATCGGACATGTAAAACCGTGTCACTTTGTCGACAATATCCTCTGTTTGAAATTTCTTGTTGGGGTGTTGTGTGTACGTGTAATTTTCGACCGGTTCGGCGTAAACATCGAACTTGATTTTTGTACCGGTCGCGTCAAGCTCATCCCATTTTTCGACGGTAATAAAGAGAGGTATTTCGGTGGAAAAGACACTATCGTATTTGATTTCGTATTTGATATGGGAGTCGTCAAACTCGACATTATCCGTGGGCCAAAAGTACTCACCTTTTCCCAGAACCACGTTGGATAATATATTTTGGAAATTTTGACTGTCGTACAAGTCCGCAACCACACGGTAAGGGTCACCCGAAGTAATATCCGTAAACGTGTACACCGTGTTTGTGATGTCCGGAAGTGTGAAATGGTTGATGTTACTCAAAGTATACTCCATCGGATGTTTTTAGAATTTATTTTAGAATTTAAAATCACATTGCTTGTTCTTGGCCCATCCCGCGTCTTTAAACCAGTTCAACCCTACTTTGTTGCCCGGGTGTTTCTGTTGGTACGCAAAGAATATGCGTGGGTCGATGTAATTGTTTCGCGACGTATCGAGCAACAAGGTATTGTCTTTTCGTCGATGATTCAACAGTTCGGCCACTTTGGTGTTTGCGAGTAACGGATCGTTTGATGCGAACAAAGTCTTTTCGAACAGAACCGACGCGCGCATCGTGCGAAACTGTTTCGCCGAACACTTTGGAATCACTTTGTGAATGGTGCGGTTGATACTCGCCGGTGACGCGGTGTCGAACAGACGTTGTCCCTTTTTCTTTCGACTCAAGCGCGTAACGAGGTCTTGATGTAATACAGGGGGAAGCTTTATCCGGTGGTCGTAGATCACCGAGTCTTTTCCTGGAAAACAAATACGTACCGTTTGGTTTTGGTTTAGGACACTCACGTGGTCGTGTGCGCGTAAAGTACAGCACCCGACCGTATCCGCTTCGACGCGCGGATCTTTTTCGTTACCCACGCGAATACACAGAGTGTCCATGAAATACCACAATAACGGATCAAAGTGTTTTTTAAGAACCGGAAGCTTCTTACGCAATTTCCGCGCCATGTCAAACTTTTCGAGACTGGATGTCGATTTCGCATACACGTACCGTTTCTCATGAAAGAGGGCGTCCCTCCACGCGTACTTCCACATTTTTTCCGGATGATACTCGAAACGAACAAACCCGTCGTGTTTGAGAAGCAATCGTGCCCGGTTCTTTGCCCCGCTGCCGCTGCTGCCGCCGCCGAGAAGAACCGCCGTGTTTACGACGACGTCGCACGGCCGTACGCCCGGTTTACACGAACCTCGAAGAGGGTGTTTCGCATCGCGCCCTACGAAAACACAAGGGGGTTCGAGCCATTTTTTAGCGGAAACGGACACACAAGCTTCGAGACTGTTCGAAAAGTTACGACAGAATACAGCGTCGGGGTTCTTGTGTCGCCGATACTGCTTCAATAACATAGTCCGAACCTCCATTTTTGTTTTTCTTAATTTAACTTAAAGAATTAAATGTAGTTCATAGTAACCAGCCAACCAACCAACAAACGAACAAATCATGGATCTACTACTACTAAAGACGAAAAACAGTGATCCGCGCGACGCCCGTATCGTGTTTGACGAGGAACCTCACGTCTATTACGTGGACGGTGACTCGACCAACATTTCGGTGACCACGTTGGTCCATCAATATTTTCCCAAATTTGATGCGGATCTGATCATCTCGCGGATGATGAGATCGAAAAACTGGCCCAATAGCAAGTATCATGGTATGACGGCGGAAGAAATCAAGAAGCAATGGAGCGATGCCGGTACCGACGCGTGTACGAAAGGCACGCGTATGCACAAGTCGATCGAGATGTTCTACAACGACGCGAACACGGACGAGTACAAAGAGGACCTTGAGTTTAAGAAGTTTGGTCGGTTTTACGAAGACCACAAGGACCTCGTGGAAGCGTATCGGACGGAGTGGGAAGTGTACGACGAGGAACACAAGATTGCGGGCAGTATCGACATGGTGTTTGAGAACCATTCCGACGGGACGTTGTCGATTTACGACTGGAAACGTTCCAAAGAGATGAAACTGAAGAACAACTACGGAAGTCGAGGGTTCGACCACCTGAAGGATTACCACGATTGCAACTATGTGCACTACTCGCTCCAGTTGAACATATACAAGTACATTCTGGAAACCAAGTACGGCAAAACCATTCGGGATTTGTACTTGGTGGTGATTCATCCGTCGTTTGACCAATATCAAAAGTACGAGTGTTTGGATCTTCAAGACGTTGTCAAAAAGATATTCAAGGATCGCCTGGAGTGTGTCACTCGCAAGAGAAAATTCACTTAAAGGGTTTGAGGAGCGAACAACAACAAGGAAAAAGAATGTCTCGTGTTATCAACAGCCAAAGCAAAAGCAAAAGCAAAGGCAAGGTAGTCGATGCCACACCTCATGTACCCGCCCAGAGCCTCCAAGATACGCGCGCCTACGCCATGTCTAGTTTGTTAAAGCACACGACCCCTGCAATATCCAAAGAAATCGAACGTTCCATCATGGACTATACGAAAAAAGAGTGTGAACTAAAAAACATTTCCACCATTCGATGGAGTGACGTGAGAGTGCGCCGAACGTACATACGTAAGCTTCGTATGATATTGAATAATATAGGTCCCTTGTTGAATGAAAAAGGTCCGTTGTCTCAGTCTGCTTTTATGTCGCACCAAGAGTTGCGTCCTGATATATACAACCCGTTCTTGGACGTGATTGAGAAGCGAGCAAAGTTTAGTATTTTAAACTATGCGGACGAGACTGAAGGACACGAAGAAGGTCTTTTGGCGTGTGGAAAGTGCGGTAGCAAGCGGACCATCTCTGTCACGTTACGGACACGGTGTGGTGGTGGTGGTGGTGGTGGTTCTACCCCCCCAGATTCTCAAGAAGAAGTGTATCTCAAGTGTTTTGCATGTGGTAAGAACGACACTGTGGTCTGAACAAAAAAAAAACTAACTTAAAGAGCGTAAGCATGGAAAGGTATAACATACACTTACCAAGAACCCAAAAACCCAAGAAAAGAAGAAAACCCAAAATGGACTCCAAGTATCTTGTACGCACTTACGGTCCCGAAAAAGGAGCAATCATGTTGGAAACCGATACGATGAGTGACATGGATCGTAAGATGATTCAGTCGATGACGAAACTCGCTACGAGCTACAAGGCACACAAGGATAACAAGGTTCGGACGATTCAACTCGGTTATCGTCCAATCTTGGCAGTCTTAAACACTCAAAAACCACCAACACCAACAACACCAACAGCCCCCAAAACTACTACGAACCGACCAACAGCACAAGTAGCAGTATTGATTTGTAAAGCGACCAAAATGAACGGTGATAAATGCATGGCAAAAGCGAAACAAGGTGCCTTTTGTGCTAGGCATTCTAAAAAAGTGAATTAAGAAATTGGAAAGCAGGTGGAAGTATAAAAAAACGATGGTTGAATCGATTGAATTTTACAACGAACTTCGTGCCAATACACTTTCGAACATTGACACACGTCGGGTGAAACAAGAAGATGATCGTCGACGACAATATGAACATCTTAAAAGTGTCATGGGTCATTTCGAAGAGATGATTATGTCCACTCTTCGAGAGAAGATGCTTGATGCGAGTCGAGACGGTCATTTTTACGCGACTCTATACAGTTTTACTAACATGGACCTGTTTGAAGGGTTCAAGACTGTGTTTTTGCTGAAAGGACCTTATAATAATCGGAACAAGCAGTACGCGTGTGGTCATTTGTTTTTTGAGCAACAGGGACTGGTTCCGTTGGTTACGCGTTTACAAACAAAGTTTGATCCGATCGACATCTATACAAATTATGATCGAGGGACAAAGACGCACCATTTGATGGCGAGTTGGAAGTCTGAAAATTAACTTTTTTAAAATTAACTTAAAGAATCTCGGAGACTTAAATAAAAAGCAGTATGGATACCAAAGCATACGCGGAAGAGTTTTTACAGTTTATGCAAACCGTGCATCGTAACAAACACGCACTGAACGTTTCGACAATAACATTAATATGTGACTTGAATGTTGACAACGTGGACATTAAAACATTTTGTCAACATTTCAATGAACCGAACATTGCGATGAAGATATGCCCGCATGGGTTTGATACGACACGCAAAGGACGTGTTCGGAAATCGTTTTACAATCAAGTGACTTTGAACTACAAGGACATTTCCAAAAAGTCGATGAAAATTTTTTCAAATGGAAAGTTGCAAATCACGGGGTTAACGAGCTTGTACGAGTGTGAGAAGCTCACGACCTACACGTTAAACGTGCTTCGTCGCACGTTGAGTGACCCGGAAATCACGATTCGACGGTCGTACATCGGTATGATAAATTGTAACTTTTCGATCGGTACCAACCTGGATCTGTACAAACTCAATAAACTACTAAACCGTCACGCGCGTGTGATGTCGATTTACAACCCGGAGAGTTATCCCGCGATAAACATGAAGTACGGAAACACGTCCGTGTTTGTTTTTGGTACAGGGAACATTGTGATTACGGGAGGGAAGTGTCTCGCGGACATGAAAGAAACGTACGGGTTTATAAACGAAGAGATTATAAGGAACTACGACACTGTGAGTAAAATGACGGCGCACATAAAAAAAAAGGCGCGTGTAGAGGACTACGTGAACGGGTATTCGGTTCGTCAGTACATGTCATGTGTTTACTGAAAAAAAATATACCATTATAAAGGTATACAAAAATGGTTCGCCCAGGAATGAGCGACGGTCGTGCATTCACCTCTTATGTGTCCAATTGTCAGACGAATATGAATCTGATGAAACAGCTGAGTAGCAAGGATAGCAACGAGTATCGTAAATTTCTACAAGATAACGCGGTGATGATTATGGACGTGCAAGCGCAGATGAGTAAAAAAGAAACTTAAAAAGAAATCAAGAATAAGAATTAAAAGAATCAAGAATATGTTAACCTCCAAAGGGTATGCGATACGTTTAGACAGTTTTTCGCCGGAGAAACTGGAGAGTCTTAAACAAACACTCACAGTCACACCGGAAACAAACGCCGATTACGCTGTTGCGGAGTCTTACAAAGTATATCAAACGTCTAAAAATTTCATCATGATTCCGCGTAATTTTGGTATCCACGACCACACGGTGTTACGAGACGGTGCGCCGGTCGGAGTCGAGTTTAGCGGACAACTCAAAACAGAGACGTGTCAGGTGGAAGCAGTGGAAGCGGTTGTCACGGGTCTTCGGTCGAAAGGGTCCGGTATTCTGTCCCTTCCCACCGGGTACGGGAAAACAACCGTCGCGTTGTACGTATTGTCGAAAATTGCGCAAAAGACGCTCATTGTAGTCCATAAAGAGTTTTTAATGACCCAATGGATAGAGCGAATTCACCAGTTTTTACCTGGTGCGCGCGTGGGGAAAATACAAGGAACGGTAATCGACGTGGAAAACAAGGACATTGTGATTGGAATGCTACAATCGTTGTCGAAAAAAGAGTACGACAAAAACACGTTTTCGGATTTCGGGTTGACTATCATCGACGAGACACATCACGTATGTACGCGGTCGTTTTCGAGACTGTTCAGCCACGTGAACACGCGGTATCTTCTCGGATTGTCGGCGACCCTCGAACGCAAGGACGGTTTAACCTATGTGTTGCATTGGTTTTTGGGACCCACGCTGTTCAAAGTGGAACGTAAGTCCCAAACACAGGTGCGAGTGGACAAATCGAACTTCAATCACGAACTGTTTACTACAAACCCGTTCCCTCTGAATAGGGCACGCAAGCCGAATTTACCGGAAGCAATCACGAAGATTACAAAACTTCCCGAACGGAACGCGCACATCATGTCGTTGATTGCAAAAGCACACGCCGAGAATCGAAAAATATTGGTATTGACCGATCGGCGACAACACTGTTTCGATTTGTTGGAAACTTCTCGGGACTTGTGTAATTATTCGTCCGGTCTTTACATTGGTGGTATGAAGCCCGAAGAACTCAAAGAGTCCGAACAAGCCGACGTCATTTTTGCAACGTACTCGCTCGCCCACGAAGGGTTGGATATTCCCACACTGGACACGTTGATTATGGCGAGTCCCAAATCGGACATCGTGCAGTCTGTGGGACGCATCCTTCGAGAGACTATAGGAAAGAGCAACACGCCTTTAGTGTTGGACATCGTGGACATGTGGGGGCCGTTCAAGTATCAGTTCTTTAAGCGGTGCAAGTACTACAAATCGGCGGGGTTTTCCATAACAGAATCAACCCCAGAAATAGAACTACCAGAACCAGCACTTGCTGACGTGACTTTTTTAGAAGACTTTTAAAACCGAGAAAAGGGTGCGTTGAAAATGGTCTAAAAACATTCTTTAGGTAATCGTAATAATGGAAAGCATCAATGGAAACCTTACGGTGGTGTTGGAAGAGCTCCTGAACCGCATCGCCACTCTCGAAACCAAGATGACTCGTCAGGAGAAGATGACCCGCAAGATTAAGCGTGATATGATTCCCGAGGACCAACGCGTCCCCCGTAAACCCAGCGGATTTGCCAAAGCCACTTACATGTCTCCCACCTTGTGCGAGTTTTTGGGCGTTCCCGAAGGAACCGAGATGGCACGCACGGAAGTGACAAAGAAGGTCCTGGCGTACGTGAAGGAGGAGAACCTACAAAACCCCGAGTCTAAGCGTGTCATCCGAATGGACACCAAGCTAGAAAAACTACTGTGTCCCGAAAAGGACGAACTGGTCACCTATTTTAGCATTCAGCGTCTGATGAAGGTGCATTACATCAAACCCGATCTCGAAGTAAAGGTGGAAGCCGCACCAGTTCCCGTTCCCGTTCCCGTTTCAGTAGTGGAGGAAGCCGCTCCCGCTAAGAAAGCCCCGAAGAGCAAGTCCAAAAAGTAAATTAAAGACTTGCTTATTATAAATATTAAATGTTCGATCAATTATGTTCTCGTCATGAAATCGAGACATTACTCGGTATGCGTGTTCGCACCTTGGAATATTACCAAGAAGCGTTACTGCACAAATCTGCTGTGAAACTCTATCAGGCCTCTCGGTCCAACGAGCGATTAGAGTTCATAGGAGATTCTGTATTGAATCTTGTGATTGCAAAGTATCTATTTCATATGTACCCCGACGAAAACGAAGGGTTTATGACGAAATTACGTACCCGTATTGTGAGTGGTAAATGTCTGTCTAAAATTGCGCGTCAGATGAACATACAAGCATACATTCGTATGAACGAAAAAGCGATCCGACAAGGATGGAACGAGAATTCGCGCATTCTGGAAGACACGTTCGAGTCGTTAATCGGAGCGATTTATCTTGATATGGGGATATTTTACGCTCACGAGTTTATCATCAACCAGCTGAAACTGCATGTCGATTTGGACGATATCATGATCGACACCAACTACAAGGATATGTTGATGAGATACACCCAAGCGCGAGGTATCGATCTACCCGAATATGTGCTAGAAAATGAAGACGGTCCGAATCACGACAAATCGTTCTGTATTCGTGTCTCTGTGGAAAACGTATACGGTGTCGGGACCGCCAAAAACAAAAAGCAAGCCGAACAGGACTCTGCGTACCAAGCGTTATGTGTGTTGGAAGCGATTTGAAGTCTTAGGTGTTCTTTAGGGAAGTTGCTTTAATTTAAAACGCGTAACCGTTTAAGAATTATTTTACTTTTTAGAGAATAATATATATAATGTCCTCGAGTGATCCGATTGTAATCACAAAGGAAAATGACGGAGATATGATCAACTTTTTCGAAGAGTCGAGCGAAGGGTCTGCCGCCGATGTTCAAATCAGACGCCCGGTTATGCGTAATAACAAACGCCGTAGCGTTAATCGTAACGCACCTACTACATCAAACCGAGCACCTCCGTTGCCACATCAATCGGAGAAGCCCGCCAAACCTCCTCCGTTGAACGACAATATGTTCGAAGTGTTTACGAACCCGGACAAAAAACGTATAGAATCGGACGAAGAATCCGATGAACAAATGGGGTACCCTAATAATAACCCGGACGAAGACCCCGACGACGATTATCCAAATCCACCACAGTACGAGGACGAAGCAGCACCGACGGAACCGTCAGCCGGGTTTTCGAGTATTGAAGACGAGAAACAAGATTTACTGTACAAGTTTTATCGTCTGACATCGAAAGGTATTCCGGTTGGAAAGAAGTTTACGATGAACTCGGACATTCACGAGATGAGGCACGAGTTTAGTCGCATTCAACGTGATAACGACGTCAAGTCGAGTATCCGCTTTTCGCGGCGTATGCTCATGGCGTGTGTGACGGGTATCGAGTTTCTAAACAAACGCTACGACCCGTTCGAAGTCAAACTCGACGGATGGTCGGAGTCCATCATGGAGAACATGGACGACTACGACAACGTGTTTGAACGTTTACACGACAAGTACGCGTCGCGTGTGTCGATGGCCCCGGAAATCGAACTGTTACTGTCGCTTGCAGGAAGCGCCTTTATGTTCAATCTGACCAATTCGATGTTCAACTCCATGCCGAATCTGAAGGATATTGCGAAACAGAACCCCGACATTCTGAAAAATCTCATGCAGTCGATCCAGAACGCGAATACCAACAATAATAACAATAATACTAACAATAATACTAACAACACCACCAAGGAAGACCCGCCACAACAACAACGACAAAGAAATCACACTAGTACTACGCAACCACCACCACCACTTGCTCGTGGTAATAACCAGAACACCAATAAAGCGCGTGAGATGAAACCACCGGCGTTCGACATGTCGAGTTTGTTCGAGAGCATGCCCATGGTACCTGTAGGAAATGCGACATTCCCGATCGCTTCGCGCGAAACGGACCGTAGTAGTAACAGTAATATTATCGAACCGATCATCTCAAACGCAAAGAGGCCCATACTCAAACGCAGCAACTCGGGGTCGAGTCTATCGAGTCTGTCGGGTATGTCGGGTCACAGTCTTCCGAACACACTGAAAATCGTTTCGATCGACACTTCACAAGCGTCCAAATCTAGACGTAAGAACAAAATAACAGCCACCAAACAAAATACCATATCAATCTAAAAAAAAAAGAAAACGTAAATAACAATAATGAATCTGAACATGACGTCTATTAAGGACGCGTGGGGGGTGAGTGATATTAGTGAGAGACAACTCCCCACCGATCGGTTAAACAAGTCGTCAACGTCGTCGTCTTCCTTTTTTAAACACCCGAATGCCATCACGGACTCTCGCCCGACACGCATCGACGTTGCTTTGTTTGATAAAGATTTAATCACCGAGTTGTTTCCTCACACACCCGAGTATCGTACGAAAATAGTCACTGAAAAATTGACAAATACGATCAGACCTTCTCCGAAGAGTTTACGGAAACCACCACCACCACCACCGCCGTCTTGGGTCGAAGAAGAAGAAGAAGAAACAAGAACAAGAAGAACACCAGCGTTAAAAGAGTACTTCCAAATCCCCCAAATGCAACAATGGGATTCGCGCCTTGATTTGACGACCATTTTGTTACTGACCTTTTTGCTCCTCCTACTCGATAAAATATCCACCATTTGGAAAAATTCTTAATCAGTAGGAGTAGTAGTGATTCCGAATACGGCGTCTAGCGTCGTCATTTTCTTTGGATTTGAACGAATTTTGATCGCATTGTTCTTCACTTTGGACACGGTGGTATCGAACACGGTATCCGTCGTCTTATTGTTCGAATCGGACCGCATGACCCAATTGGATTGTTGTTTATCAATCACATAGTCCGCTTTTATGACAGGCGGTAGTTGTATATCGTACACGATCCCTTGTCGCGAACTTTCACGGAACGTGTCGATCGTCATATCACCCCCAAACTCCTTTAGGCATTGTCGAGGAGGGGCGCATCCGACGCACGCGAACGGCGATTCCGAATTGGACCTCGAATACATCAACGAGATCAACATGTACTGGTTATTTTTTTGTGATACGTTTTCGTAGTGGTTGTACGCTTTCATGCACTCAAAGCTGCAAAAATGCCCGAAAGTTGTAAATTGTTTAGTTTTCGCACCGTAGGCGACGGGAAGCGACAAAGGCGTACTCGAGAAATCATGACAACACCACCAACACCAGATTTCTTGTGACCCAGATTTCTTTTTCGGAGCCATTAGATTTTTTGTGTGTGTGTTTGTTTGCTTACGATAAGTATCTTTAATTAAGTTTAAACAAGTATAATGGAAGACGCCACCCCTATCTTCGCGCTGAAAGAAGAATCCACAAACATTCGCAAACAACCTTTAGACGTCATGTCGTACAGTGACGTGTTACGTAGCATGGAGTCTGGTAAACAACAACAGCAGCAACAGCAACAACAGACACCACCCGCGACTTTAGCAGAGAGGCCGTCACATAACTACCACAACAACAACAACAACCCGCCACAAACACAAACACAAGCAACAGGACCGCCTGTAGTATCGTACACCTACCCCACATCACCACATATCCTCGACCCAACATACCCCGCCGCACCCGCTGCACCTCCCGCACACGCGCCTGCTCTTGACAAGATGAAACAGTTTCAGAACGAAATGATCGTGTTATTGGTCTCGTACATCGTGATACACATGTCCACCGTCCAAGATTGGATGCGATCGAAGATCCCGAACATTGTCAGTCCTGAAACCGGTGCTATGAGCGTACTAGGGCTTCTGACGAACGGCGTGCTTCTCATCGTATTGTGGAACGTCGCCAAGAGACTCATTCTCAAATATATGCAAGACGTTTAATTTAAATTTAAAGAAAAGAATTCTTTTTCAAGATAGATTATGGAGAACAAGTCACAAAAACTCCTCAGTTCGTTAAGAGTGTATTACACAAACAAGACGCGATTCAACTTGATTGAGTCGATCGTCAACGATAACGCAAACGTATCGCTACGGCTTGTAGATTGGTTGATTACGAACTATTCGAAATCGAGGAACGTGGTGTACTATGTAAAGAATATACCGTTTAACGTCCATCAAAGTTACAAAAACATGTTAAAGGCGTATTCCAAACGACTATTCGACCCATTCAGGCGCCACGGGCGTGTAGTATTAGAGCTGGACGGTCGGTCGTTGGAAACAACGGTCGCGCAATTGTCATTCTTCAAATGGGCAATAGACAACAACGTATTGAAATACGCGCTAGAGTACAAGGAAGACATTAAGCGGGACATGGACGCGCACACTCGTCACCGACACGATAAGACGGTCGTCGAGAAAAGAAAGGAGCTTTCCAAAAGCACAAAAGGGGCGAATATGTACAGTGTCAATATATGTGTTTCGTTTTCATAAAAAAAGTATCAGTGTAATAAAAAAAAATGAATTCCAATATGATGTTTGCGAGCTTGTCCACCATTATTCTATATATTGGGTTGTACTTGTATCGCAAGTGCGAAAACCCGGAACTGTTCGATAAAAACACCTTCGTGTACTCGATCATCACCGGCATGGTGGTCTTTTTCGGACTGAATTACTACACGCCGAGTTCCACCACCGGGTACGAACAACCAGGTGTGTACACAGGTGGTGCGAGTACGACACAAGAAAATATCATGACGGAACCTTTTAAATACTAAAAAAAAAAATCACTTAAGAATATTAAAACAAAAAAAGGGAAGAATACTACTCTACAATGGTTCGTAATTTCGGGAAAGGTGGGAAAGGCGCAAAGAAGATGAAAAATGGGTCGTCCGAAACCAACCGGATATTGTTGTTCAAAGAGAACGGTCAAGAATATGCTGTTGTAGACGAGGCGTTGGGTCACGGCCGGTTTAGGTGTACGTGTTCGGACACCGTGAATCGACTATGTATCATACGAGGGAGTATGCGAAAGGGGCAAACGAACCGTGTGCAAAAAGGAGACACGATACTGGTTTCTTTGCGCTCGTTTCAAGATAATAAGGCGGACATCTGTCATTTGTACACCACGGACGAAGTTCGATCGCTACAAGGGTATGGGGAAATCGCGTACATCATGGAAGAAAATACAAATGATGAATTTGTAGACTTTGTTTAGTAAGTTTTTGCAAGTTTTAGTTTAATTTAAAAAAATAAATCCTTTTCAAAAAAAACAAATGAGATCGCCTTACGAAGTGCTTGGTGTTTCCCCTCAAACGCCTGAGGAAGGTATAAAAAAGGCGTATCACAAACTCGCGATGAAACATCATCCGGACAAGGGCGGTAACCCGGAAACTTTCAAAGAAATCAACGACGCTTACGAGAAAACACAGAAACCTTCTTCCGCCGAAACCCCGTTTAATAACCACGACATTTTTTCACAATTTTTCAAGGGATTTCAACAAATGAGACACGTCGTAGACGTACCGATGACTCTCGAAGAGATGTTTATGGGTAAAAAATTTAAAGTCAACGGACACGAAGTTATCGTACCCCCGAAAACACCTTTGACCACGCGCATCGAAATCCCGGGTATGAACTTGACCGTGCAATTACGCATGCAGAAACACCCGGTGTTCCAAGTCGAGAACGGAACGTTCAACTTGATTTACAAACAATCCATCAGTTTGTGTGAAGCACTACTTGGGTTTAAAGGTCGAATCAAACACCCGGACAAGTCCATGTTCTTTGTCGAAACCCAATCGAACCTGATTATAGGACAACACCAAACAATGCGGATTCCGGGGAAAGGAATCCCTTGTAATCAACGCGGTGGTATGTCCGAAATGATCGTGGTGTTCGATATCCACATGCCTACCGATATTGACGTTTCCAAGTATAGTACAGTAATCAAGGAAATGTTACGCTTTGACGTACCCGAGTTGGTGGCCAATGAGGGCGAAGAAGTGATTAGTTTAAAATAAAAACCTTTTTTCAAACCATCTAGAATAATGATTCCCAAGTGGATACATCAAACGTGGAAAACTAAGGCGACAAACCCACAAGTAGACCGTCTCCGTCTTTCGTGGATCGACATGCACCCGGGTTTCAAGTATACGTTATACGACGACACCGACATAGACCGGTTCATTCGAGCATATTTCGACGACCGTGTGTATACAACGTACAAACGCATCCTGAACGGGTCTCTCAAAGCGGACTTTTTCCGATATTGTGTGTTGTATATACACGGCGGTGTGTATGTGGACATCGACCTATGTTGTGTACGAAGTCTGGGTGACGGGATTGTTTGTTTCGATACCGACACGTTAGTATCCGCATCGGACTATCAAGAACGGGACTTTCAATCGCCAAACCAACATTATAGAAGAGACGTCATCTTTCAAGGGTTCTTGTGCGCCGAGCCGTTTCACCCGTTCATGCAATATATGATTAATTACATGTGTTTTGCAATGTCATATGGTTTGTTTAAACGTGACATATTTCGTATAGGAGGGCCTCAAGCTTTTGCAGATCGTTTCGACGAGTTGTATTTCCCAAAGAGACGAACCCCAGTGTCGTCGTCGAGTAATGTAGTGTTGCGCGAGGCAAACAACCACCTGTTACAAAACAAGATTAAGCTCGTGTCCCACCTTCACGACTGTGAGGTTCTCGGCTACGACCGAAAAGTGTTCGCGACATGCCAGCACCCGGTGAACCGTGATCACACACCCCATTACAGTCGCGACTTTGATGAGTACGTCGAAACCGGATATTATATTTGAGAAGTACAAAAAAATGCAAATTCAGATTTGTCATCACGATACACAAGGCCTTGCAAACGACGCGCGTGTGCTCGCCAACGTGTTGAAATCTAAATATCGTATCTCGAATATCAAATATCCCGAGTCGGTTTTACACACCGACCGTTCGTTACCGCCACATGGAGGTATTCGTATATTCCTAGAACATGCGTCCCCTCATATGATGAACGCGAAATGTAACATCTTCATTCCTAATATTGAAATGATGAACTCGAACGACATTCGGTGTGCGCGTGATGTGCATATGTTGGTGGCTAAAACCAAATACGCGTACGACGTTCTGACCAAACAGTTCCCCGAAAATAAAGTGGAGTATTGGGGGTGGTCGTCGATCGACCGAGGGTTGACGAACGTGGTTCCCGATTACAACCAATTCTTGCACGTGAAAGGGGTGTCGCGGTTCAAAAACACGCAGTTGGTTCTCGAAACGTGGTTGAAACACCCCGAATGGCCTACACTGACTATAATTCATTACGGAGACCCGACCCGAAACGAATACATAGACATTCCGGTGGACCACTTTATGGTCGCGGACAACGTTCGCATGATTCAACGGAAAACAACGGACACGGAGCTTACGCATCAATTAAACCGATGCGGTGTGCACGTGTGCCCGAGTAATGCGGAAGGGTTCGGACACTACATAAACGAGGCGCTATCGGTCCGAGCGCTCGTGGTCACCACGGACGGACATCCGATGAAACAGTTTGTCGACCACGGCGTGAACGGCTTTTTGATTCCACCCGTAGAGGAGAAGTCACACTCGCTGGGGATCTATTACACACTCGACACGGACGGGTTCGAAAAGACCATACAACGCGTGATAGATACTCCGCTCGAACAACGCGCGACCATGGGTAACCGATCCCGGGAAATGTACGAACACGCTTTTCGGCTCGAGCCGTCCGAGTTTTCTTCTTAAACCACCACGCGGTACAAGGTGTACTTTCCCGCGGTGGGGCTGTCTCGGGTGATACGCATCATCGTGCCCGGCAAGGCTCCGTAGTACCTCGCTACAGGGTCTGTGGACAATAGGAGCGGAAAATACCGGAGCCCCGTCTTGTAATGACGGACCACCGCCGCCCTTTCTTCCAGGGACAGCACGTCGTGTTTGGGAACGAGCTCGTGCTTGGTCACGTTGAATGACAGTTCGCTCTCCGAGAACACTTGTACGTTCAGGTCGTTGACGTCGGTGGCGATGAACTGCTTGGCGAACGAGGTGATGGTCGCTTTGTACACCAAGATCAACACAGTGTATTTCGTCGGATCGTCGTCCAACATCTCGCGCATGTTCTTCATGTTTTTAACGCTTACTTTGGGGTCGTATATGAAATACACCAAGACGCTGTTACCGTTCGCCGTGGACGACGCGACAATGCGGTCCACGTTGTCCGTATCGATCGTATCAAACCCTCGGTCGACCAACATCTCGTGTATGGTCTGTCGCACCACACGATTCATTTTTTGTTGACTTTACTTTTAATTTAGGGTCTATTTCGTTAAATAGTATTTCATAACGGTTACTAATAAAATCATGTACATTCCTATACGAATGTCTTTGTTTGTTACGGTATACACCGGAGACACCAAGCGTTGCATGAACAGGTCCTCCTTCGGTGTGTCCGGGTACATACGTTGTTCGAGCAGCGTCAAGGCGCATACGTCGTTGTTCAAGGCCCAATGAAACAATATACTACTGATCAGCGCAATGTGTAACAACACCAGCTCTCTCGTCACATTGGGACATATCGGTAAGATCACTATGTACATTACAAGAAGCGCATGCAACACCGAAATGATATTCAACATTCTCGCCCCGACTTTTTATTGTACTTGTATGATAAAAAAAATGGTGGTTTCGACCAGGGAGGAGGGGAGGGTTACTACACATCGCGCTTAAAATTCACCTTTAAGAAACAAATAACTATTTAAATAAGACCCAAAAATGTATTGTTCCGCGCATACCCGCAAACATGAAAAGTGTTCCAACCGTGCACGCTACACGATTCAGGACAAACATTATTGCAAGGTGCATGGGAAGCAATTGACGAACCATTTGGAAGAAGCGGAAGTGGATTGTCCGATATGTATGAACTCGGTGCCGTTAATCAAGTCAACCCACACCTCTTGCGGGCATGATTTTTGCAAGACGTGTCTGCGAAAGTGGTTGCGCGAGCACGCCAATTGTCCGATTTGTCGAACCGTTTTGTCAGTAACCAATCAAGGAGTCGAAGACTTGACAAATGACCGGATTATACGTTTCGTCGAGATGGACCGGATCCGTATCAACCGATCCAATCAGCTCATGGACGTGGATGACTTGGCATTTTTAGAACATTGGAACAATCATACCGTGGACACGAGTCAGATTATATATATCGCTTGAAAAACTTTTATTATTTTATGCGTTTTATGTTTTTTCGACATTAAGTGTATTTTATCTTTTTGTTTTAATGTCGAACCGAAACGGTAACACGATTATGACAAACAGAATGAATACTAGTTCCTCGAATAATAATAATACGAATATGATGAACGCGTTTAACAACGAGTACCAGGAACTCAATCGTATTAAAACGAGTATGAAAAAAACCGCCCGAGGATTGCAACTCAACGCGAACACTTTACAAACGTTAATCATGCGTATTGAGAATATCGCGTCCTCGAATGCAACAAACCGACCAACTCAGCCACCACCACGTTTATCGCGAAAGAACTATTTGAAAATACAACGCACCGTCCATCCGAACAAAACGTTTCCCAAAGTTAACGCGACAATTTCGGACAAGGAGTTGCGTGCGCGCATTAAACGCAATTTGACGAATATATCTGCCCATTTCCAGATGCGTTGAAGACATAATTGATTTAAAAAAAAAAGATTTTATTATTACTACTTATACCATGGAGACTACTCGATGTGCGTTTTGCGCGAGTACACTCTTAATTTCACGACCCGTATACATGATGAAAGACCGTCATTTCTGTTCGACACGATGTCGTGATGCTGCTGCTAGTCACTTGCAATATCGTTGGTTTAAAAACAAAGAACCGTTGGTTAAAAACAACTGAAAACGGACAATGGCGGATAGGACGATGATTATGGCGGATAGGACGATGATTATGGTGGATAGGACGATGATCATGGCGGTGATAGATAAAGAACCTTGGTATAAATATGTAAGGGGGTCTTGTTTTAACACCCACTGTGTGTCACGAAGAAAAACATGATACCCGAACTCAATTGGTTCCATCCAATGAGTTCCATCAATTGGTTCCATACAAACTTGATACCCGAACTCAACTGGTATTGAAGCATGGGGAGTGCGGGTTAACCACGGTTCTTGTTTATTTTTTTCCGGGGGAAAATAAAAAGGTTTTGTAAAGTATAAAATGTCACCCATTATTATTCTTGTAATAGTGATACTACTGTGTTCAATTGTGGGAGGTGGTGTGTACTGGACAAGCAAGGAGAAAGATGGACAGACTGATGGTGTTGATAGTACTGGTGGATCAACAGCAGCAGCAGAAGCATTAGCAGCAGCAAACGCATTATCAGCAGCAAACGCAGCTTTAGCATCTTTAGGAGAGTCTTGTTCGGTCAATATGTGTAGATCCCCTTTAGTGTGTGACGAATATTCAATGATCTGCGGGCACGCGCCCGTGCCCGTACCCGTACCCGTACCCGTATACACCTTCCAAATTTCACATATGTCATCGGAAGGTTATTTGATACCGTGTGATGTAAAAGGGTTCGATTTAGCCGGTGCTCAAATAGATTTCTTAAATTCCCATACCATAATAACACCCCACGATGGTCATGGAGTCAGAGATGTAAATGACATTTCATCATTATTTCGCAATAAAAATTTGTGCAACGATGATATTTTCTATAACACACCACGTTATGAAAATTTCAGGCTGGGGAGAGTAACTGTTGGAACACAGTTGTTCTCAGTCACGGTACCGAAAAATATCGACGGTACCTATAGGCAAGTGGCATACTTTGAGATCTTGTGGAGTAAGCCAAGGGCTATGCCCGGGCTGACCATTTTGAAGAACAACGAAGTGGTTTTCCAAGATGTAAATTCTTTTATCCACGATCAAGCTATAATCCATGGAATTAACAAATTCACAAAGAGATATGATTTATCATTATAGGAATCCGGTTCCGTGCCGTATTTGAAGTGTTCTCCGTGGTCAATTTGAGTACTTCATCTAACCTGTGTTTCCCAGCGCATGTGTATCGACATATGACAAGACTGCGTGCAACTCTTTCATGAGGGACTGGATGGTCGACAAAAAGACACCTCCTCGTTCCATGGGCATGTATGTGTTCATACGGTAAAAAAACCGACCGAACCTCTTTAAAAACAAAGTACCGCGGGTTGTTAAAAAGAAACAAAAAAAAAGGCCCGTATTTATCGTGTTCGTGTTCGCGTTCGTGTTTTATTACTAATCGTTCGTACAATCAGCGGGGTTGACCACGGTTGGTTTCGTCTTGTTTATTTTTTATAGGGAAAAAATAAAGTTTTTGTATATAGTATAAAATGTCAGTCATTATTATTCTTGTAATAGTGATACTACTCTGCTCAATTTCGGGAGGCGTGGGGTACTGGAAACGTGAAGATCTTTTCGGTACCGGAGAGGACGATGATGGTGGCGGATCAGATACTGGTGGTGGTGGTGGCGGATCAGATACTGGTGGTGGTGGTGGCGGATCAGATACTGGTGGTGATGGTGGCGGATCAGCAGCTTTAGCATTTTTAGGAGAGTCTTGTTCGGTCAATGCGTGTGAATCTCCTTTAGTGTGTAATGAATATTCCATGAAATGCGCGAACGCGCCCGTGACCCCGCCGTCTGGTGACTCGACATGTGACAAGACTGCGTGCAACTCTTTCATGAGAGACTGGCTGGTCGACAAAAACTGGGCGTTCGATACCGATACCATCAACGGTATCTGCGCTGGGTGTCCGAAGCGCGGTTACAGAGGTGTGAGTATATACAAAGAAGATGGCGTGTGGAAAAACGTGGCCAACTTATCCCGAGAAGGACGCTTTAACGAAATTAAACACCAATAAGGACTCGAGGCACACAGACACGGTCATGGATCACGTAAATAGAGAGAGACACCCCCCCCCATTCCACGGGCATGTTACGTGTTTGTACGGTAAAAAAAACCGACCGAAACCTCTCGTGTAAACTACTCTAAAAAAAAATTTTGATTTGTCCTTTGAAAAAAAATATTGCTGTATGATAAATGTCAACCGGTATTATAATTCTTGCAATAATGATACTTATCTTTTTAAGTATTTTTATGTACTTTCGGAAACGTAACGATACCACCGGTTCGGTTAGTCCTAAAACTAAAGCAGGTACTACTAGAGCGCCGGATGGTGTTGGAGAAGGTGGTAATAATCAATTAGAGAAGATGATTGGTGTAAACGGGGAACAACAATGAACCCCAAAACCACCCCCTTCCCCCCAGCAAAGAGGCACGTTTAAGTAAAAGGGTTTTATATTACGATTTCGTGTTGTTTTATTCAAGTTTCGAATGTAATACAACAAAAAATGGTAATTCTTTTAGTTAATTTAGTTTAATTGAATTTAAGTGTTTTTTTTAGTTTATTTTTTTAAAAAAAGGGAGAAAATTCTTCTAATTGGAATAGGCGAGGCCACCCATCCCCGCTTGGATACGAAGCACGTTGTTCGAGATGGCGTACACCAGGAGCTCGGAATCGTTACCCATCTTGGCTGCGTCGTTAATCTTGTTGAGGGTCAGGGTCACGTTATCGAGACGGGAAAAGTTGGCGGTACCGGAAGGCTGGTGAGCCTCCGGGTTGAGGGCGAAAGAGTAGGTGTAGATGTACTTGGAAGGGATCCTGGTGAAGTGCTGGTAAGGCTGGACCAGACGGAAGTAAGAGGCGTCGCGTTCGGTGAAACGGTCGTGGCCGTTGAACTGGAGCTTGCAGGTCTCAAAAGCATCGCCCGCGGGAACGGCGCCGTCGTAGCCACTTTCGGCGTTGTACGTCCTCACTACATTAGTACCCCACTCGAGAGGCTCGGCATCTGGGCGGCGGACCACCCACACGAGAGCTTTCACCGGGTGGTTGAAGTTAAGGCGGAAGTTGGAGGAACGGGTGGTCTCGGGGCCGGTGTGCTGGAGCTGCTCGATGAGGTACTCGTGGGAGGACTGGGCGAAACGGCGACGCTCGTCGGTGTCGAGGTAGACGTAGTCGACAAAAAGGCGGGGGTTGGAGATCGCGAGAGTCTTGGCACCAGCACTGAGATCGAGCCTGCCTTGGTCGCGGAACTGGATGTTGACTTTGACCTCGTGGTACTGGAGGGCGATGAGGGGCAGGGCCAGACCCGGGTTGCGGCTGAAGAAGAACTGCAGGGGAATGTACAGCTTCGTGGACTCCAGCGCAGTGGCGGTACCGGTGTCGCGGCGACCGATCATTTCCTTGAACCCGGCGCGCTTCTCTTCGGGGAGGGTCAGCTCGGACCAGATGTCGAGCCACTCACCGTAATGCTTGTCGATGCGCTGACCGCCAATCTCGAGCTCGATGTACTCAATGAGGGCGTGACCGAGGGAGTTGACCACTTCGGTGTCCTTACTGACGGTGACCTCGAGCCACATGTTAGTGACGAGATCGCCGTTGCGACTGATGGTGCAAGTCACGCGGCTACCGAGGGAGGCGTTACCGTTGAAGGTCTGTTCGATAGACTCCATGGCGAAGTTGGTGTGGCGGCGGTAGACCACCTTAAAGAAGCTGATTTCGGGCTTGCCGGTCAGGAAGACGTCTTGGGCGCCGTAGGCTACAAGTTGCATAAGTCCTCCTCCCATGTTTGTTTGTTAATATTATTAAAGCAGAGAAAAAAAATACGTTGATTTTCAACGTAAAGAACACACACACACACGTGCGCGCGGTTTGCTGCGAAGAAAAATGAAGCCTAATAAAGTAAAACCACACGAATGAATCTTCAGATCAAAAAGTTCAACCCTAAAACGATGCGAGACAATTCGGTGGTGGTGTATATCGCGAAGCGCATGAGCGGAAAGTCGACGTGTGTAAAAGATATCATGTGTCACAAAAAGCACTTGCCTGCGGGTGTGGTGATGTCGGGGACGGAGGAGGGTAATTGCTTTTATCAAGAGTTTGTTCCGGATTTGTTCATCTATAACGAGTTTCGTTCCGATGTGATAGAGAAGGTCGTGGCGCGACAACGCGCGCTCATCAAAAACGGTGAACGCGACACGCCCGTGTTTATTATCCTGGACGACTGCATGTACGACAAAAAGTTTTTACGCGAGAAGATCATGCGGCAAATTTTTTACAACGGGCGTCATTGGAATGTGTTTTTCATGTTAACCATGCAGTATTGTATGGACTTGTCTCCCGACCTGCGGTCGAATATCGACTACATATTTGTGTTTAGAGAAAACATCCTACAGAATCGGGAAAAGATTTATAAAAACTTTTTCGGGATTTTTCCCACGTTTGATATGTTTAATCAGGTTATGGACGCTTGCACCGAAAACTACGAGTGTATCGTTCTTGATAATACGATCAAGAGTAACAAAATCGAAGACGTCGTGTTCTGGTACAAGGCTCGACTGTTCGATCCTAAAACATCTTTTCGCGTCGGGCACCCCAGGTTTTGGAACGCCCATAATCGTTTGTACGACCCTAAACACGACGACCGTGAAATAAAAGACATACAAAATCAATATCGTAAGACTGTTAAGAAGAACACAATCACAATCAAAAAGCAAAACTAACTCAGAGGGGTGTTTTCTTCTTCTTGTTCTTCTTCGGCCACGGTCTGCGGAGGAGGCACATGACTCATGTTATTTTTCTTTTGTTCTTCAAAGTGTTGCTTGACGAGTATTTGTTGCTCCTTGTGTCCCTGGATCAGATCGTTGAGGACCTTGTCCTGGTACACCTTGTCTTCGATACTGTCGGTATCGGGGGGGATCGGTAGCCACTTGTACATGTCCACTATAAACACATCGAACGTCGTGTCCACTTTGGACAGTTTCTCCGCATGGCGTCTACCCTCGTCCTCCGTCGCAAACACTCCACGAATCTTCAGCGCACACGTGCTGAATTTCTGATTCGACGTCGGTGACACAATCGAAATGAGCGCGAATCGCTGGCTCGGTATTTGTATCGTATCCTCTTCCAAATGATCAACCTTTTCCATTATTACAGCTACAACGCGTTTCTTTTTTAAATGATTTTTGTAATTTTCGTTTTTTTTAGACGCTCTTGTGGAACACCCAACCGGTGATTTTGCAAATATCGCGCCATATACAATCCTGTTGGTAGAGCTTCTCCCGGCTCTTCAACAGAGGGAACAGTTCCATCATATCAATCTCACCGAGGAGCTCGCAGAACTTGTACAAAATGTACGAATAACTGAAAAAGTTTTTCCGGTTCTTTGGACAAACCTCTTCGAACGGCTCTTGGATGTCATGAAACATGTTGACGAGGGTTTCGTACAGCTCACCGGAGATGATCGGAGGCGGCTTGCCACTGAGGATGTTTGTGATCTGTCGCGCGTGTTCGTAAAACTTGTTGAGGTTCAGTTTTTTTAGGTACATCTTCACCTTGGTTTGCGTGACTTCGTTGACGCTGACCACTCGAGCCTTCCTGAACTCCGCCTGCATCTTCGCGATGACTTCGTGTGGAATTTCCGAACGCTCCTTGGCTTGTAGTTGCGCGAGAAGTTCGCGCAGATGGTTGATGCGTTTGTACGCGAAATGCACGCTCGTGTCCGTGTTCAGTTCTTGTTCGTACGTCAAACCGGACACGCTCGGTTCAAAATACACGTCGTGGTTCCCGCATTTCGAACACACGATGTACGACTCGTTCGTCGACAAGCGCATGGGAACGTCGCAGTCGCGACACATAATTCCGTGGGTACCGATCGACGGCTGGAGCTCCGTCGGTGTGTGCGCCGCCGACGTGCTGTGGCTTCCTTCAATCTTGTGCATGTACGACGTGAGCAACTGTCCGCGCTTGTTCTGCGATTTCTTTTCGACGTAGCTACAAATGGACGCTTGGTCGCTGCTTACGATTTGAGAAAACTCTTTGTCCGGGTGATAAAGCTCGTTATGCTCCTGCAAGACGGTCGACACTTTCATGAGATAGTCCGTCTCCGTGCTTTGCGACAACACACAAACACGATCGTGGATTTGGTGAATTTCGTCGTCGAGTCGGAGCACTTCGAATATATCATCCGCGTGTTGTACCTTTTGTTTCTCCAAGCGCCGCATGGTCGTGTGTAAGGTGGTTATTAGCGTATGCCGATTGTCGAGATCGGACACTTTCTGTTGATGACGTTGATCTAACGACATTATCGGTAAACAGAATTATTAACTTTAAAACGATTTAAAGAAACAATGTATTACTAAATGAAAATGAGCTACGTCAACTTTTTTTTAATGAACGCGTTGTATTATTACACACGTATCACAACGTTTTACGCCGAGTTTTTGAATCGTATTACGTCCAAGCCACCTCCGTTGGTTGTGTACAAGGTGGTCCGGTATTTCGGGATAGACGGCGAAGAGGATGTAACAGATCGGTATACGAGCGGTCAGGATATTAGCATACCGGAAAACGACGAGTCATCCGACGAAAGTATCGAGTATCGTTTCACGTGGAAACGCGACAAGAAGTATCGAGTTGTACGTACCCGTCCCGAGGATCCCGGTCCTTCACACGACGCCCTCGCCAAGGCTGTTACGTTTACAGGGCGGAAGATTGTCATGGCCGTTCTCGTAAACCCGGATGAAAATATCGAGGCTCATGTGCTTGGTCGGGTCTGCAAGTTTGCAGGGCCTCAACACGACTTTTTTCACAACAAGCACCTGCAAATGAAACACATGTTTCACAATGATGACATGTTACCGGGTACCGTTCTTAAAATTTTATGGAGCAACGGCTCCTTGTTATCGTACGATCAAGAAACCACGCTTATTTAAGGATTTAAATGAATAGTAATATAAGATGGAACTTCTAGTCAAGACGACGACGAACCTGAAGATGTACTCCAAGGAGGATTGCCCACGGTGCGATGATGCGGAGCGTTTATTGAAAACGCACAACATCCGCGGCGTGACTGTTCACAAAAAAAATAACTTGTACTCCCTTCTCAAGGAGATAAACGCTGCGCAAGAGGAGGAAACTATTTTCCAGTCCTTTCCAGTGTTTCACGACGGGGCGCGCGCATACACCACCGACACGTTCCTTCAAAAGTACGGAGAGCCCGTACTGATTGAAAACCCGGACCGTTTCGTCTTGTTTCCGATACGGTACACGGACCTGTGGGACATGTACGAACGACTGGTCGCCTCTTTTTGGACGGTGGGTGAGATTAACTTTTCACAGGACGAGGCTGATTTCGCGAAATTGTCTGAAAATGAACGTACGTTTATCAAGAATATTCTAGCTTTTTTTGCCGCGTCGGACGGAATTGTCAACGAGAATCTCGCGCGGAACTTTAGCGACGAGGTGCAGATACCGGAGGCCAAGAGTTTTTACAGCGTGCAGCAGTTCAACGAGACGATTCACAGTCAGACCTACAGCTTGATGATAGACCGTTATGTTCAAAACGTAGACGAAAAGACACACCTCCTTCGCGGGGCCCAGACCATTCCGTCCGTGAAAAAGAAGGCGAACTGGGCCTTGAAATGGATTTGCCGTGAAAACTGTCCGGAGTTTGCGAAACGACTGATCGCTTTTGCGTGCGTCGAAGGGATCATGTTCTCGGGGTCCTTCTGCGCCATCTTTTGGCTTAAGAAACGCGGGCTCATGCACGGCCTGAGTTTCTCCAACGAACTGATTTCTAGAGACGAAGGCATGCATCAAGATTTTGCAGTGATGTTGTTCAAGTACCTAGTCAACAAACCGAGTCAACAAGAGGTTGTGACGATCGTATCGGAAGCGGTCGACAACGAGAAGGAATTTATCATCGAGTCCATCCCGTGTCGCATGGTCGGAATGAACGACGTGCTTATGGGAGAGTACATCGAATACGTGGCGGACCGGTTGCTCCTCCAGCTCGGATACTCGACGATTTACGGAACACAAAACCCGTTCGATTTTATGGAACACATCTCCTTGTCCGGAAAGACCAACTTTTTCGAGCGTCGTGTAGGCGAGTACACGAAAGCGGGTGTGTTGACGTCGGACAAACTCAACGCATTCGGTATGGATGAGGATTTTTAAACAGATTACTTAGTAAAATGAAGTACCACCAGAAGCTTGCAGAAGTTCAGTCGAAAATGCAACAAAGGTTTAACAACACGGGCAATTATTTAGGCGTCGTGTTAATCACCGGGATCTTTGCTTTGTTAGCGTTACAATATTTCAAAACGCGGAAAAACCATTTAAAAATAACCGACTTTAATAATCTAAATAAGAATGACATCGGAGAGCACCATCGGTTCCTTTACCGTGATGATGGAGCACTTTATTGACGAACTCGCGTTGACGTTTCCCTCGGAGACTAAGATTAAGGTTTACAAAAGCTCTTTCGAAATGCTCAAAAAGACGAATCCTCGCAAGGTCTTGATGGTGTTTATGGAACATGTCGGGCCGTACGCCGATCAGATTATGAACAAGGACGAAACGTTGATGCTTGATGCGAGTAATCCGCTCAATCAGGAACTGAATTTGAAGAGTGTTTGGGAAACTCCCGATATTACCGCGAACACGAAGGAGGCTATTTGGGCGCATCTCAACACGTTACTCATGTTCGGCACCACGATCAATAGCATTCCGTCGGGACTGATGCAAGGCATCGAGCAACTGGCCCAACAATACGCGAGTCAGATGGGCGAAAGTGCGCTCGACCCCAGTATGCTACTGTCTGGAGTACAGAGTATGATGAAGAATATTTAAAAAGAGTCTATTATGTTAAAAAAAAATGCGAGGGTTATCGTTTTCAGTTTTGGCGGTCCTGGCTGTAGTGGTGGTGGCGGTGGTCCTAAATAGGCGTTCGCGTTGTTCCGGCGATCCGCGAATCGGTGCGTTTCTTCGAAAACTCAAAACGCACGCCTATAAACTCGTTAGCGTGTTGGACCCGACCGATCCACGTACCGAAAAGATAAAACACAACTGGTCCGGGAAACTCGGAGAAATGGAACACGAAGAAAACCGACGCGCCTTTGCCTACAATCTCAACAAGGGACGTTATATCGCCGTGTGTCTACACGACCAGAAAGGAAACCTGAACTCGTTTAACGAAACTTTTTTCGTGGTGATGCACGAGTTGGCGCACGTGGCCACCGAACGTTACGCCCACGACCGGGACTTTTGGGACACGTTCCGCTGGTTGATACGATCCGCCGCACGTGCTGGGTTGTACAACAACATCGACTACAAGGAACGACCCGTCACGTTTTGTGAGTACAAGCTAGACGAAAACCCGACATTTTAATTTATTGGTATTATTTAAATGAAATCAAGTAATACTATTTGGATTCACGATTTCTCGCAATTGTCCCCAAAGCTAGGGCTATGGCCTTTCGAACGCACGACCAACGCTTTCGCACGTCTCGTCATTTACTATGGGATTATCCTATCGTTATTGAAAAAGTCTGTAAATTATTTCATTTGGGGTGTGTGCGTAGCCCTTCTAGGGACCGTAACAACAATGACGCGCCCCAAAAACGTAATACCACTACAAACACGACATCTTCATTCGCGCCCACCAACCGAAGTGTCATTCAACTGCCCCAGTATCAGTTCAAACAACTCCATGGGAAATCCGATCATTGGGGTGCATGACATTACGAAAAACTGTCCCGTGAATCACGACAACCCGACAACGGCGGCTCAGGTACATCAAGCGTTTCACGATAATCTTCCCTTGAGTCATTGGGACATTTACGGGAAAAACAACTCCCAGCGTCAGTTTTATACCGTGCCTACGAACGACCAAACCGGCTTTGCGAACTGGCTTTACAACCCCGACCAAGTCATGCGATGTGAGAAGACAATCAAAGCGTGTTGATTTAATTTATTACCGTTAATGTTAAAGAATTAAATGTTTTCCCGCACGTTTTACGATAAAGACGAAGAGAGGGCGCATACCATCAACAGTACCAAACCTCTTCGCTATCACATGCCGGAAATAAGTAGCTTGTATCAGTCGCGACAGGGTCTTCGCGACATCGATATAGAGTCCAACTTTCGTTCGAAGCCCACGCGCCTCAACGAAGTGGGTGATGCCCCCAGCACCGAACTGTTCGGCACGGCTCCTCTCAAAGCACGCAACGACGGTCCCGTGGACGTAGAGTCCATGTTGTTCCACGGACAGACGCGGGTGGAGTGCGCGCCTCGTGAACAGGGTGTGTTTGACCGCATCGAACTACCCGCGCCCATGCAAACCCACTATCACGATACCATTGGAAATGTAAGCACACGAACCAATTACAGGAATTTAAATCTTTAAGTAATGGTAAATTGAAAAAAATGGTTTATTCACGCGAACAGCAATCCAACAAGGTGGAAAGTTACGTACTAGAAAATTTCATGAATATGCAAACACCGTGCACGTACAACTGTCGGTTGACCAACTCCAAGACGAACGTCGACACGGAAACCGCGCTAATTCGCGGAAAAGAGTCCGAGCCGGTGTATAACACACCGACGACCGTGGTAGCGAAAGAAGTCGCGCCGTCTCATCACGCACAGTCTTACGAACCCGAGTTTGGTGAACAAACGCGTATGTCCAAGTCGTGTTACTTCGAACGAACCTTGGATCGGTTTGATCCCGTTGACTTTCAGAACAACAGTTACGACAATCAGACCCTTTTCGGAGCACCGTCTCGTTGGATTGCCAAGTACGCTTGAAAATAAATAATTTGTTGTTAACATAAGAAAAAATGGAATTGGTGGCATTAGGTCTGCTCGGTGTTTTCGGATACCTCAACACACCCGTGAAGAACGTAAAGAACGTAAACCTCCTCACCCCTTTACCACCACCACCGCCCCGGCAGAGTACTACAGCGGATTTAGAAGCCGATTTCAAAGCCGACGTTGGGCGTCATTTACAAAACGACCAGGTGGTTCTTCCCTACTTCCGTAGCGAAAAGTCACAAAATACGAACGAGTCACTGAAGGATCGGCGCCTTCAGACGTTTTCTGGGTTGGGAAATATGGACCATATGTCTAAAAAGGAAATAGTCGCACCCTCACCGGTTCGTGGCATTGCCAATATGCACGGTAGTTTGTTCGAGCCGAATATCGACGTGTACAAGAACTCACTCAGTGGTAAAGACCATAGCGCATCCCCCGTCGTCCAGCAACAGGTGGGTCCTGGTTTGGGGATCGACCCGGTCACGTCGTCGGATGGAGGGTTTCATCAATTTTTCCGAATCATGCCCGATAACGTCAACGGGTATCGCAAAAACACTTTCGCGGGTGATGTCGTTCATGGAGGTAGTGCGATATCGAACCGACCCTTGGACTCTTTTGAAAACACGCGCGAAAGTTTAAATCTAACCGACGATGAAATGAGAACGGTTGGGGAACGTCCTTTCCACGCCAAAACTCCGGCGGCGGTCTCCGCGCCTCGACAAAACGCACCTTACCATTTGAAATCCACGAACGGCGAAAACCTAAACACATGTAACTCCGGTAGCGTGTTTTCCAACGGCGGGACGTATACGAGCCAACAGTTCACGCGCGATACCGATCGCACTATGGGGGCAAGAACCCCACTAGGCGGGGGGTTTGTCGGAACGAACCCTGGCGGGTATCAAAACGCACAGTATTTACACCACGCCACCGAAAGAGAAACGGTCAATACGCACCGTACCAACGTGGCCGGTAATCAGTTCGGGACGTACAACGTCTCCGCTGTAGACAGCGCTACGCAGCGTGGACAGCCTACTCTGGACCAGACCGGGGTGAACAGCGCTTATTACGGGGCTGGTAGTGGCGTTCGAGGACACACGATTCAGCAAATGAACGACGCAAAACCCACGCACCGTCAAAGCACTCACCAGGCATACATCGGTACCGCGTTCAACAATACCGGCGGACACACTAAAGTTCCGACCGACCCACTGAACCGTTCCACGCTTCGTGGGAGCGCAAATAACGCGGAAAACACGACCGGGCGCGGGGCGTACATCTCCAATGCGACGAGAACCGACGCGCAAGTCGACATGTACCAAAAGGCGATTGTGTCTGGGTACGAGCCTAACATTCAGAAAACGAGTAATTTGATGACGCACGACATGAACTTGACGCGTTCCGGATGCGACGATAATCCCAGTCGTATATCCTCAAACCCACAAGGGTTTGTATCGACTAGACATACCGAGTCTCTCGGGAACGTCTACGTGCACGACAACGTGCCTTCCGAAAACAACCGAGACTTTGGATACCTTCCGAAGAATCCTTTGGTGACAAACATTTTGAAATGAAATCAATTTATTTCATGTTTTTTAGTAACCATATCACTACAAGTAACATTATGATGTAAACAAAGTCACACTTCTTGTTGGGTTCTTGAGCGTTTCGCCAGGAGTACTCTCCGGCGGGTTTGTTGTTTGGTTGGTTTGGGTCAATTAGTCGCTCGTACACACGCTCGGTGTACGGTAGATTCGGACAATGTGGGGTACATTCGTGGATCATTTTATTATTATTAACTGTCGAATAAGTTTTGGCGGAACGGAATAAGCGCTCGATGTGTTCGTACCTAAGTCTCGTTGAGGGTGTGAACCTCCTTGGGCGGTACAAAGATGTCGTCCGTACTTGGCAAAAGCGCTACACGGAGTGGTCTTGTTACAAATTTTCAAACCAAGTTTTGTACGGTTCGTCCATATATTTGTTATTTTACGATACGGGTAGCCGTATCGACAGTAACAACATACGTTTTTGTACCGATTCCATTTACACATAAACGGTCGGGTGTGTAACTTACCACCACCACCAGGGTTTTCCATAAACCACATCGGTGGTCGAAAGTATTGAATAATCTCTAGACACCGTTTCACGATCGAATCAGCCTCTATGTAATCTCGAGTCCCCACGGTCCTGGCAATCGAATACTGTGTACACGGCGGACTCGCCCATATGACGTCGAAGTACCCTCTCGGAAACTGTCGTTTGTAGTTCCACGTGCGGATGTCCGATACAATCGTCGGGGTGTTTTTGGCGCAAATGTCCACGCTCGTCACATCCACATGTTTCGGTAAAGATTTCTGAATCGATTGCGTTCCCGCACACAAATCAAGAAATCGCATTTTATTTAAAATACAGTAACAATTACAGAATAACAAAAATAAGAAATCGATTTTTTTTTATAACTTCGTTCTTATATCATCCACCGCTCGTTTGATGAGTACTTGAATGTGGTCTTGTGGAACCCACTCGTCCCATGTATCATGACACCGGTTCATTGCCGAAACTATCGGGTTGTCATCGGTAGACTCCGCACGCGTAAACTGTTCTTCTTCTTCTTCAGATTCTGATTCTTCTTCTTCAGATTCGGATTCCATTTCATTTTCGAAATTTGCCAAAGTATCTTCCAAGCACGTGTCGTCGTTTAATGTATCGGTAAAGTGTTGTGCTTGGTATTGTAACGCGTATAAAATGTCTGTCGAGGTTAACGTATCGCGCCCTGCCGCTTTCACGTACACTGCACCCACATCGATTGCTTTCGTCATAAAGTAAGTTAAAATACTACCAATGCGTTTGTATAGCACTTGGTCCACATCATTCTCGGTAGCCTCCCCGAAGCCGGTTTTCATATGCAGTGGGAAGCTCATTTTGGTTTCTTTGTAATTGGTTTCTTTGTAATTGGTTTCTTTGTAATTGGTTTCTTTGTAATTGGTTTCTTTGTAATTGGTTTCTTTGTAATTGGTTTCTTTGTTAATGTATAGTTGCGATCCTCTTTAAGTGGAATTCTTTTGAAAAATGAAGGAGGTATACATGTAGCTGCATTCGGAGAAATCGCTACCCATTTTGAAATTCATTTGCGAATTGTACACTTCAAACGGAGTGTACGAGACCAGTCGTAGACCAGCCTCTTTGCAACGCCGCGTTAGCACGTCTTTTTTTACAAGGAATTCGTGACTGACCGACGTTTCACCAAAATACAACGTACCAGCCAGATGTACGTGTACGGGCACCGCTGTTTCTTGATGAATTTTATCCATGCATGGAATACGAACACACACGGCTTGGTTTGCAAAACAGTTATCTTGCGCAACGCGCCGAATCACGACATCCCCGTCCATGAACGTACCCATGTAAACCCCTCCTGGTTTTAACATCCGCGCGACATATTCTAGATGTGTGTTCAAAAGGTCGTCCGACGCAAAAAGGTAGTGGACGGCGAATTGACACGAAACGACGTCGAAATAGTTTTCGACACTTACTAATACGTCGGTGGAAAAGACGTAATTACAATTCAAACCACTCGTACTCAAACGGCGTTTCGCCTCTTGAATGTACGCGTGGTTTGGGTCGTACGCGTACACGTGTTCCAGTCCATAATGGTTCCACTTGAACAAATCCCCTCCTCGACCACACCCAATATCCAGTAGCGTTTTACCGTTCGGACTCATTTGGACACCTTGAGATAGCAATTGAGACTTGACCTTGTTATGAAAACAACGCATGTTTTTCGCAAACATGTTCTTCTTTAGTTATTTAGTTCTATTTTCTTAAAGTTAATAAATTTACAGTAGGTCGCTGGACCACATCTGACTCGGGGTCTTGTCGGTCAGTTTGTGAATCATACTACGGAATTCTGCGATGCGGGTCTCCAGTACACTCAAACTCTCTGACGTGAACGCGGAGATCTTTATCCCGAGGAGCGTCTCGTCTGCGTTTTTTTCAAACCCATGGGTACGAAGCTGCGCGATGATCTCGTGTCGGGTCTTGCGGAACACCATCACCTTGTCGTCCATCACCAGTTGGATAAACCGATACTTTTCCGAAAGTTCCCCGAGCGACGCGTTCCATGTTTTCAGCAGGTGCTCCTTTCGCGCGGTGTAGTACTTGAGTCGTAGTTTTACAAAATCGGCGACAATCGCTTCGGGGGACTCGTACAGTTGGATTTGCTTGTTCGCGTCGAATAGATGCATGTTGGTCGTGTTGACCGTGCTCGTGAGTTTGAATTTCTTTTCGCAGATATTCGAGTCCACGTTGAGCTTGATCACAAACCGTACGTCGGTTTCCGTGCTGTGGTTCTCGTACCCCTTGATTTCGTTGTTCACCAACATACCGTCGATAAACTCCTTGTAATCGTTCGTCCAGGTACCGATAGGTAGTTCGGTAATCTCAACCGTGTCTTTGGCAAGCGTGTTGTACGTTCCGCGGGTGGTGTACTTTCCGGTTCCGGGAGACTCTTCGGTGATCGTGCCCTTGAACCCGTGATACCAAGGGGTCATGGGGACTTGTTCCTGACCGTTCAGCAGCCGTGTCACGTTCGCCCGGATGTCGATCGGATTGTAACAGGGTACTTGCGTGCTGTACCCCGTACCGATCCCCGTCGTGCCGTTGATAAGCACCAGAGGGAGTGTCGGCACAAAGTACACGGGCTCGATCGGGGTTCCGTCATCCTCGAGATACGTCAGTAACGGGTCGTCGTCCTTATGGAACAGCTTGTCCGCCTCGGCGCTGAGTTGGGTGAAGATGTACCTCGGAGACGCGGCATCCTTGCCCCCCATCAGTCGCGTACCAAACTGACCCTTGGGTAACAACAGTTGGATGTTGTTGCTGCCGACGTGGTCTTGCGCCATGTTGATGATCGTACCCATCAGACTTTGCTCGCCGTGGTGGTACGCCGTTTCGGTCGACACGAACCCGCTCAACTGCGACACCTTGATTTCGGAATTGCTGGTCCTTTTCCGGCACGCGTGCAAGACCTTCCGTTGACTCGGCTTGAGACCGTCCACCATGCTCGGAATCGACCGCACGTTGTCGGACACCGAGAACCAGATGAGGTCCTTGTGGATAAAGTCCGCCACGGAGACCGTGGTATTCGTCTCAGTGTCCAAGACCGTGTCTGTCGCGGACCCGATCCACCGTTTGCGCTCGTGGGTCATCGTCTTTTTGAACGCCAGATCGATGTCCGCGCTCTGCTCTTTGTCAAAGGAGTAGTTTATTTTGTTAGTCTCGAGGTCGCGGAAGTAGTCCCTCGCCTCGTTCGCGCTGCTCGTACCCAGACCTTTGTAGTACTTGATTTTCCAACTCCCACTGTCTCGCGTGATCGCTTTCCAGCGATCGTAGTCCTGCTTCGTGTAGAACGCGCGAGACTGGGTTCCCTTGACACATTTGAGTATCGGCGTACGCATCGACGTCAGGAAATTCGGAACGTTCTCGAGCAGCGACGGCCAAAAAGCGTGAATGAAATTGATAAACAACCCTTTGATGTGCGACCCGTCCACGTCCGCGTCCGTCAGAATCATCACGTGTCCGTAACGAAGGTCCCGGGTGCTCGTGTACTCCTTGTTGTTTTGGAGTCCCATAATCTGCTTGATGTTGACAATCTCTTCGTTGTTCGCCAACTGCTTGGCCGACGCGTCACGCACGTTCAGCAGCTTGCCCTTCAGCGGGAACACTCCGTAATAGTCGCGCCCGATCACCCCCAAACCGCTGATGGCGAACGTCTTGGCGGAGTCCCCCTCCGTCAGAATCAGCGTACATTTCTCTGACTGCATCGTCCCCGCCTTGTTCGCGTCCTCCAATTTCGGAATGCCTTTTATAACGGACAGTTTTCGCCCGTCCGTCTTGTTCAGGTCACGCTGTTCTTTGTGCTTCACCAAGGCGATGATATCGTGAATGAACGGAAGCTTGAGCACTTTCTTGACAAAGTCTTCTGAAATCCGGTAACTGGTTCCAAAATCCTTCCAGCGGCTCGTGCACTCCGTCTTTGTCTGACTGCTGAAAGACGGGTTCGTTAGGGTACTTCGCACGAACAGAAACATGTGGTCCTTGATGTGCTGCGGTTTGAGTTTGAGTTCCTTGTGTTTGGACAGAATGTGCTCCGTGATACGCTTCACCAGTTGCGAACCGATGTACTCCACGTGCGCTCCACCGATGCTGGTATGAATACCGTTCACAAACGACACCTGCTGAAACCCACAGTCACTCTGCGCCAACGCAATCTCCCACCGCCCGTCCGCGGATGTTTCGAACACGCGCGTCGCTTCCTTTTTGGTCCCGATGTAACAATCGACGTACTTTTCGAACGTCTTGATCCCGAGGTTCTTTCCGTTATAAAACACTTTGACGTTCGGAGGGGAACACGCGGCCGCGTCGTACGTGCGACGCTCGAATAAAGACACGATGTCCTCGTTTTCGAACGACGTCATTCCGAATCGCGCAAAGTCAGGGAAAAACGTAATCTTGGTAAGCCCCTTTTTTGCCGCTTTGGTAATCTTCGGTTTGGTCTTGGTCGACATGTTGTCGGTCCATTCTTGGACGTACCGCTGGTTGTTGTGAATCGTCTCGACGATAAACCGCTTGGAAAAGATGTTTGCCAGCTTCGCGCCGTACCCGTTACGTCCTCCCGTGGTGCGCTCTTGACTGTCGTCGTAATTGGACGATGTCAACAGTTCTCCGAAAATAAGCTCCGGAACCCACACGTTATTGTACTCCGCGTGTTGTTCGATCGGTATACCTTTTCCCGTGTTGGACACACACACCGAACCGGCCGATACGTCCACGTCCACCGTGATCTTGTCGACGTCCTCGTCGACTTGTACCTGGTCCAGCGCATTCACCAGAATTTCGTCGAAGATTTTAAACAAACCACCGACGAAACTGGTCTGTATCATTTTCATATTTTCTTCCGAAACGACCCATTGCTTTGAAACGTCCGGGTTCAAAGAACCGACGTAAGTGTCCGGGCGAGCCAAGACGTGCTGAAGAGGCGTGTATTTCTTGTAAAACGACGACATTGGGGGGTGGGGGCCTTGTTGGGTTTACTATAGAATACCTGTGTCCTTTAAGTTGTTTTTTTTCAGTTGAGTACTATTTTGAATATCATCGTCACAAACCCACTGAAATAGTCGATGGGTTTGCGTGCGCCTCCTTGATGATAAAACCTGAAGCTCAATCGATTCAACGAGTTTAACGGTGGGTCAAAATAACGCACTTTGTCGTGATAGTCGAATTTGATCAGCTTGTTAAAATTGTCATGGGGTGTGTGAACGACGGCGAACGCGCGATTCGCCTCGGGGACGTTTGAAAACGTGGTGTTATTGAGTTCCCCTATATCTAATACGATGTACGGTTCGGCGTTATCGTCGCCAAAAGTCCCTTGGAATTTGATCGCGTGCAATTCCACCGACACGATATTTTTAAACACTTCCCCTGGGTACGTGTTCTCACCTATGAAAGGCACGTAAAATTCGAGCACATCACTCCCGTGTTTATGTACGGCGTACCTCGAATCCACGTGTAAGATCTTGGTCTTGTTGGAGTGCATATTACTTTACTTTACTTGTTTTTTTTTTCCAAACAACAACGCGTAGTCACACGCGCAGTTACACGCGCCTCTTTCCCCGAAAATTTCCGTTGGTAAATAAAAATGACTGTGTATAAATTGATATACAACGAGCTTTATAAACAAGACCGCCGCGTAAGATGTACTCCGGTGGATCCCTTTTTTGAGTGCACCATATGTTTCAATCAAGCGGGTATTCTTGTGACACACAAACCAGAACGATACGTCAAACAGTTACCGTGTGGGCACAAGTTTCACGTAAAGTGTATCAATACCTGGTTATATCGTCACATAAACTGCCCTTTATGTAGACAGAACGTGTACGATCGATGCTCCTTGCTTCCTGTCGAGCGCGTGTTCATTTGGGGTCGGGACTTGGTGGACTCGACGCATGTCAATCTGGTGGATTTTTAAAAGTATCTTTCGAGTTTTGTAACAATCTTTTTCATTGCGTACCGCGTGACGTTTATGCGCTCCATAACCGCTTTCTGGGTGGAGTATTCCGCCGGCATTTCCACTCGGGTGGCGTACAGGAACACAAGTCCGGACGCGATCGTGTTGGGGATGTGAGACTCGAGCTGCGTAACCGGAACCTTGTCTAGGCTCTTCTGGATAATCACCCGGGTCTTTATGGAGTAACCCAGCAGAACGCTCAGGCGTCGAATGTTCTCGAGCACCGCGCGCTTGGTTTCGTTGTTCGGTTCGTTGTTGTTACCGTTCCGATTGCGAAACGCTTTGAGGTTCTTCTCAATAAACTCGATGTACTGATTCAACATCTTTTCCGTCACTGTCACCTTGGACTTGGAACGCACTTGATTCACCGCTTTAACGAGTTGGTGAATGGTGAGACGCGCCTTCTCTTCATGCAAAATCACGAGATATAGGATCGCCGCGATCAACCCTTTCATGTTTTTCCCCCGCATACCGACGAACCCGGCATCTTTACGCTCGTTCTTGAGCTCCTTGTACACGCTCACCACATGGTCCACGAAACGCGGCTCTCCGTAGACGATGGTCGTCACGCTGGACACCATCGTTTTTACTCCGGCGTACGGGTCACGTACCATAATAGAACGTTGGACGTTCGTCTCGAATGGGATGTAGGTGTCCAACTCCTCCCCGAAAATGAGCTCGGTTCGATGCCATTCGCCGCGTCGCGCCTTGTTACCGTTGTTGTTGTTGTTGTTGTTGTTACTGTTCGTTTTCTTCATCTGGTTTAGGGTCTTGAAGATATTTTGAACCGTATTGTCGGTAACCATTAGATTTAATATACTATTCGAGATTATTATTTTTTTAGTGCGAAAATAACTTTAAGAATTTATTGTCAGTAAGTTAGTAAATATACCCCACGAGATGGTTCCGAAAAAGGTGACACGCAAAAAGGTGCTTATAGTGGCCTACGTGGGTAAAAACATGGAAAAATTATTAATGGTTCAAGACGCAAACACCGGGGAATGGGGAAGCCCAGGAGGTGGTCAGAAAAGAACCGAACGAGCTACATTGACCCCCGAGGAACTAGAGTTTGTACGCAAACGAAACGTCGACCCTAACGCGTACATTGCCGCCGAACGCGAACTCACCGAAGAAACGTCCGGGCTGTTTTCAAAGTTCAAGTCGCAACCGGAAACGTTCACTTTCACGACGTTCTATAGGCCACCCGAGCTGTTGGCGATCGATCGATCGCGACACGAGGTTGTTCGTAGTGTATACACCGTTTTTCTCTACGAAATTCCTCACTTTCACGTATCCTTGAACAACTTTGTACCCAACAAAGAAATAAGCGCGATACGTATCGCGCCTTTTCACGAATTCAAAAACGTGTGGCCCTTTTATGCAGACTTTTACAAACACGTCCTTTCACAATTTCTAATTCAAAGAAAGAATGTTTGTTACTTGAAAAATGAACAGTTCTCTCAACATTTCTTGTAATACGGGGGGGGGGGGCGCGGGGGACAAAAACCAATTGCCGCAACTACGAACGCGCCACCTCACTGTACTCCGCCGGAAACGAAAATAGGCGACCTTGACGAGAAGAATAACCTTAACTTCGTACTGACAATGCGCTTTGTACTTTCCGTATTTGATCAAGCTTTTGATCCACATTAGTACAACATACAGCATGGTGTACCAAAGCCTTATTTACGTTGTATATATTTGCTCCAAAAATGACATAGTCGTTATCAATATAACCATAATTGAGTTCAGATTTTAACTCGTTGATTATTGTTTGATCTCCCAATTGCATAGAAGAATTACTCCTCTGTTTAAAGTTTAATATGACTTTCTCAAAAAACTCGATGATAGTAGTTAATTTATTATTATTTTTTATAATGTAAAATCCACTATTGACATCGGATGAAGAAAAACCTTCTCTCATGAAGAAAATGTCCTTTTCGGAAGTATTTATAGAAGTTTCCAAGTCCATCCAATAAGACTTGTTTTATTTTATAAATATTACATCACAATCTGTAAAAATAAAGTATTTCATCTCTGGATTCGAACGAGTTTTTATAATATCAAGCATATGAATCATCTTATTCAAAACACTTGTATACCATATTTCGGTTCGAAAGCCATCTTTATCATTATTTCCTATATCATCATATTTATGAATCAATTGCGAATCTTCAATCATTTGTAAGCCTCGTATATGCTCCAAAAATTTGTTTGTCATTTTTGAATAATTAGGCGTTGAATAGCAAATAATCAAGGATTTGTCTAACATGTTTGTTTTATAATTATAATACATATTTTGGAATGGATGTGAACGAAGAAACCCTAAATCCTTTTCACGATTTTAAAAAACGTGTGGTCCTATCACAATTTCTAATTAAAAGAAAGAATGTTTGTTACTTGAAAAATGAACAGTTCTCTCAACATTTCTTGTAATCGTACTCTTTACAAACAAGCGCTTGAATCGACCCACATTCCTCTTGTTATCAGTACGGGACCCGCTGGGACAAGCAAGACCATGACAGCTTGTATTGTCGGAATGAAGCACCTCGCGGACCGCAACTACGAACGTATGATCCTCACGCGCCCCACTGTACCCGTCGGAGACGAACACATCGGGTTTCTCCCCGGTGACCTTGACGAGAAAATGTTTCCGTGGATCAACCACATGACCGAGTACGCCAACCAACAAGACCTTCGATTGGTAAAATCGCGCGTAGACACGATTCCTTTGGCTTACATACGCGGTCATACGTGGAAAGACCGGTTCGTTATCGCGGACGAGATGCAAAACTCCACTCCGCTTCAAATGAAGACACTACTTACTCGGGTGGGTGAAAACACCAAGCTGGTCATAACAGGTGACTTGTCACAGAGTGACCTTGTTGACCCGGACAACAACGGTCTCGACGATTTGCTTCAACGTATACACTATTTGGACAAAGAGGTTTACGAACATATCCTATTCTCCGAGGACGATATCGTTCGTAGCGAATTTGTCAAACATGTGTTGAAAATGTATCAAATTTAGAGAAAAAAAAATGTATTGTATTTACTATTAAATGTTTTCGAGGAAGAATCCGAGCACGCAATTCACGCGTTCAAAAACGTTACCCGCTCGTTATTCTTCTACGGCTGGTCAGAGCAAACCCGCCCAGCTTACTAGGAGTTCGTCTATGATGGCGCCACGACCCGGTATCGGTAGGAGGAACGCCCAGCTTACTAGGAGTTCGTCTATGATGGCGCCACGGCCCGGTATCGGTAGGAGGAACGCCCAGCTTACTAGGAGTTCGTCTATGATGGCGTCACAGCCCGGTATCGGTAGGAGGAACGCCCAGCTTACTAGGAGTTCGTCTATGATGGCGTCACAGCCAGGTATCGGTAGGAGGAACG